GCTACGATGGGTTTGCTATGGCGAACAAACGATAAGGTCAACGATAGTAAACAGGCATAAAAATATCCCCCTACCGGCACTAGGCCAGTAGGGGGTTTGTTTAGTTGAACGAGGCGTTGTAGCGCTCAGTGTCTTCTGGATTGTCCTGGTCCACGTACCCGCCTCCCCACGAGCGTCCGTAAACCTCGTGGTCGGAGCCGATATGGACTCCTCGGAAGTCGCAGGCCATAATCTCGGAGATTGTCTGAGCTGCCCAGCCCGCCTTCTCCTCGGGGACTTCTGCGATGATTTCGTCGTGCACAGGGAGTCGGAGGTAGGGGCCGAACCCCTCGTCTACGAGACGAAGGATTGCGGAGGCGGTAATATCCCGGCTCGTTGACTGAATCATGTAGTTCAGCGCTGCGTACGGGCGGTCCGGGTCCACCGGAAGGTACCTGCCTACCGGGGTGACGATGTAGCCCTTCGCCTTCGCCTCTTCTTGCAACCGCACAGAGAGTTTGTGGACTCCAGGGTAGGTCTTCTCGAACCCGGTGATTACCTCCTTCGCCTTCTTTACGGAGATTCCGCACGTAGAGGCGATATTGCCTGCGCCGGAGCCGTAGACGTACGCGAAGTTCACGGTTTTACCGACCGACCGTTCGACGCCGGAGGCGTCGGCAGTCATCTGGTGAAGGTCCGCGTCGTTAGCGAACGCCTCTCGCATGTTCTTATCGCCAGACAAAGCAGCGAGCACTCGCAATTCCTGTGCTTGGTAGTCGCAGGCAACGATACTGTTGCCCTCGGAGGCAATGAAGCACCGGCGAATCTCCCACCCGGAGGAGGGGAGGGTCTGCGCGGGGATTCCAGTCACCGACATGCGAGCGGTTCTTGCAGCCAGCGTGTTGATGTTCGCGTGGATTCTACCCTGCGGGTCCTGGCCCTCCAGGAACTTCTCAACCCACGACGCCCGCTTCTTCTTTGCTGCTTTCGCAGCAATCACATAGTCGGCAAGCAGGAAGCCCTTCTCACTCAGCTCGTCCAGGATCGACTTGTCAACCTTCCAGTTGCCGGAGGGGGTGAGTTCCGTGAGCCGGTATCCGTTCTCGAAGATAGCGTCTGCCACCTGCGCAGTGCTGTTCACAGAGTCAACGCCGAACTGGTCGAGGGCGAACCACTCCCACACGTCCTGCTCTTCCTGGAGGCTGGAAGCAAGACGCTGGCAGTAGTCGGTATCAACCAGGAAGCCAGACTGCTCCATCTGGTTGCACGCTGCTGCTACACGGTGCTCGTACTCGATAAGTCCGAGGTTGAACTCTGGGATTGCCTGGTTCATCTTCTCCAGCTCGTTCAGGAGGATGTTGTGGAGACCGTAGGTGAGCACCACGTCCATACCGGCGTACCGGAGGTACGTCTCGTTATCCCACGGGATGGTGCTAAACAGCTCAGTCTTCTTCAGGCCGGTCTCCTTCGACATGAGGGACATGCTCCCCTTGACGTCCGTGGCTATTTCGTCGCTGATGAACGCCCGAGTAAGGTCGATCAAACTCTGGCCTGTACCACCCTCTCGAGAGGATCTCGGGTCATGCAGGGATGCCAGGATTTTTGTGTCAGTGACGTTATTCCAGTCGATGTCGTAGTCGAACGCCTGCTTGATTGCGAGAATGTCGAAGCTCGCGTTGTGGAAAATGAGCTTTCGACCGCCCAGGAGGGATTCCAGAAGGTCCGCGTCCGCAGGAACAACCTCTGTCGGAATCACCCAGGCCTCCAGGCCCGCACCTATCTGGACTGTTCGCACCCGGAAGTCTTCCGAGAAGATGTCCAGCCCTGTCGTTTCGGTATCCACGGCGAGTGGAACACCCCGCTTGCTAGACAGCCATTCTTTTAGTGATTCCAGCTCCTCCGGCTTCTCTAGCACCTGGATAACTGCTGTACGGCCTGCGATAGCCTGGGTAATCTCAATCATTGTCTCTCCTTGTTTGCTTGTGTGATTAGAAGCCCCGGCTAGGTGCCGGGGCGGTTACCTCCCTAGAGTGCGCAGGAAACGCACCCGTCGATGCCTGTTCCCTCCAGAGCTTCCTGGCGGACCCTCGTGTAGTACAGGGTCTTCAGTCCCTTGCGCCAGGCGTAGATGTAAGCGCGGTTCAGGTCGCGGGTTGTGCAATCCCCCGGCATGAACAGCGTGCATGATAGGCCCTGGTCGGTGTGCTGGGATGCCACTGCGTAGGTGTCAATCAGCTTCTCGTACCCGATTTTGAAAGCGTCCTCGTAGTAGGGAAGCGTCTCCGAAGACAGACCCGGAGCAGGATAGTAAACACGCCCCATCTTCCCCTCCTTGCGCACTTCCACCGGAGAGGTAACCGGGTGGATGGAGGGGGTTGCCCCGTTCACGTAGCTGATAGAGCCTGTGGGTGGCACAGCCAGCAGGTGCGAGTGGAAGAGGCCTACCCGCTCAATCCTGCCGATGAGTTCCTTCCAGTCCTCTCGGGTTGGCAGATTGTGCTCTTTGAACAGCTTCTTAATCTTCGGTGACGTAGGGAGGTGGTCCTCTTCCGTGTACTTGCCGAGGACTCCGTAGCGAGAGAAGTCAGCCCCGCTACACCCTTCGAACTTGGTGAACGCCTCTGCAAAATCCGCAGACTGGGATAGCGCGTAGTAGCGAACCGCTGCGAAGTACACGTCTACAAACTCGAGAGCTTCCTCAGAGCCGTAGTGGATGTGCTCCTGCGCTAAGAAACCGTGGAGATTCATCTGACCAAGACCGATGGAGCGCATGGTCCGGTTCGCTTCTGCTACCGGAGGGACCTCCAGAATGTCTGTCGCCAGGACAACCCCTGTCAAGGCAGCTACAGCAGCACGCACCGTGTGCTCCAGCGGATGCTCCGAGTGCATAACCCTCTCGATATTCATTGAGCCGAGGTTGCACGAGATGTCCTTGCCTACCTTCTCGTACGAGCCGTCGCGAGCCATCACGCTCGGTGTGTTCGGTTGAAGGATTTCGGAGCACAGGTTGGACATGTTGACCCGTCGAGGGAACGGGTTCGCGCTGTTCGCCGTATCTTCAAACAGAAGGTACGGATAACCAGACTCGGTTTGGATCTCCGCGATGGTCTGGAAGAACTGGCGTGCATCCATCTTCGTCTTTCGGATTCTGGAGTCCTCAACCATCTCGTAGTACTTCTCGGTCACCGGAATGTCTCCGAACGGAACCCCGTAGACACGTTCTACATCGTACGGGGAGAACAAATACATCGGCTCGTTCTTCCGGGCAAGCTCGAAGGTGATGTCTGGGATGACAACGCCCAGCGAGAGCGTCTTAATACGAATCTTCTCGTCCGCGTTCTCTCGCTTGGTGTCCAGGAACTTCATAATGTCCGGGTGGTGAGCGTTGAGGTACACGGCTCCGGCCCCTTGTCGCATACCGAGCTGGTTCGCGTAGGAGAAGGAGTCCTCCAGCAGCTTCATAATGGGGATAATCCCCGACGACCGACCTTCGATGCCCTTGATAGGAGCACCCTCTTCACGAATATTGGAGAGCAGCAGGGCTACTCCGCCACCACGCTTCGAGAGCTGGAGCGAGGAGTTGATAGCCCTACCGATGGACTCCATGCTGTCCTCGATACGCAGCAGGAAGCAGGAAACCATATCCCCAGCATCTCGCCTGCCAGCGTTCAGGAACGTGGGAGTCGCGGGCTGGAACCGGCCAGTGATAATCTCGTCCACCAGCAGGGAAGCTAGTTCGTAGAGGCCCAGGGATAGTTTGATAGCCGTAGCAACGACACGATCCTCGAAACGCTCTAGGTAGCACGATCCGTCTCGGGTCTTGAGGGCGTACTGGGTGTAGAACTTGTATGCACCCACGAAGGTGGGGAACCGGAACTTGTGGTCGTACGCCTGCTTGTACAGCGCGGTAATTTCTTCCTTCTCGAACACCGAGAACGGAACAGGGTCGTAGTATCCCTCGTCGAAGAGGAAGTCCAGTTTCTCCTCCAGCGTGTGGAAGAACCGGGTGTTCTCGTTCACCCCGTCCGGCCCTACGAAGAACTCGCGGACGGCTTCCTTGTCCTTGCCTACCTGGATTTCGCCGTTCTCGTCCAGCAGGTTGAGGTAGGCATTAAGCTCCAGATACTTCTTCATCTACATTCTCCTTTTCGTACTTGGCTTGCAGGCCCTTCATTACGAGGTCCTGCTCTAGGGTGGGCGTGAGGTCAATCTCGGTAATCACGGGGACCCCGAACCGGGCAGCTGCCTCCCTAGCGCCCCGGCAGAAGTCTGGACCGAACGTGGTGTTGCCGAGGCCTACCACGCCCTCCATCCACTCTCCGTAAGCGTTCAGGAACCCCTCTACAGCCGGAGGGATGAACCCCCCGGTCCGTGGGGAAGCGTACGAGGGGATAACCAGCGTGTACGGTGTTCCAGGCACATAATCGTGAATGTGAACCGCCCCGTACTTCTCGACAGCCCTTCGAGTAAGGCCCGTCCCGGACCAGTAGAGCAGCATCACTTACCTCCGAGAGAGTTGTACCAGTCTTCCACGTCCTGGAAAACTGCGGGAGCAACTTTCATCAGCTCTTCGAGGATGAGCACCGACACCTCACGAATCTCAGCGTCCGCAGAAGGATCGAGTCGCCGGAGCAGATACTCCCTCCAGGCTCGAAGATTGCCAGAGACGACAATCCGGGTCTCCACCATGTTGGGCAGCACAGCACGAGCAGCTTCTCGTGCCTGCTTGCGAGTCAGTCCCTCGTCCTCCAGAGCTTCAACAAACCAGGAGTAGTTGAGAGTGCAACCCTCGGCGAGCCACTGCAACGTCTCTTTTGTCGTCATTGTCTCATAGAACCGAATGGGTGAGAATACTGCATCTAGTTCTCGCAGCGCTGGAGGAACGACGAAGCCAGTGTCACTCTCATCCACGAATCGCTGGGAAAGCTGGCTGAAGCTCAGGTGACGGTGCCGGACCAGCTCGTGTGTGAACGAGCGCGAGACTCCGGTGATGTAGAACGAAGCCGTCGCGTGCTCGAGCACTGATCCGTGCGCCTGCTTAATGATGTTCGCCAGGTAGTCTTTGCAGCTGCGGGTAGCAGGGTTCGGCTTGTGGAACGATTGGTAGCACGAGCGCCCTGCAAACTCGAGCAGGGACTCCGCGTCCGTGGCCTCCATGTCGCGCTCCATCATGCCGTCGAACTCCCTCGGGTCCGCGAGCTTGGTGTACGCCAGGGTCTTAACCTCCGGCTTTACAATACTGGTCACTGTTCATTCTCCTTGGTTGTTTGGTAATTCTTCTCGACCCAGCGGAGGAGTTCCTCCCGCTCCAGTCGTTCTTTCTCTAGCTGTTCCTTGTAGAGCTTCCACTCCTGCTCATCGGCTCTGTAGCAGGCTATAGTCCAGTCTTCCCAGATCTCGGAAAACGCTATGCACACAGGGACAGCGATAGGCAGTGCGGAGAGAAAGAAGCACATAGCAAGGTCTGTGTTCCCTACAAGCAGTGAAACCAGGGCAAGCAAGCAGGGTGCTAGTATTGGTGTGACCAGGAGCACCATGACTGCTGTAAGCCTGCGTGCTTCCTTGCGTAGAGGCGCACTAACCTTCCCGTTCTTCATCTCGCCCTCCTTTGATTGGTCCGTGCAAGTAGATAGCCTCGCACAGCTGCTCGGTTCGTTTGCCGAACTCAAACACTCCCGCCTGGAACAGGATCGCGTAATCGTCCAGGTTGAAGACCGGAGAGCCAGTAAGCCACCACTCCTCGAACTTCACCAACGCCTGGTCGATAGCCTCCTTGTCGGAGCGGTAGACATACTCTGGCTCCTGGTTGCTTTGGTTGGGGCTAATCACAGCCACCGGCCTCAACCTCCCTCACGTAATCCAGCGTCGCGTCGATAAGCGAGTTCGCGATGTATCCTTCTTCTGTTTCGGGGTCCTCTGGCCGGATTGCCTCCAGCCAGTCCCGGAGTTTGTTTGTGTCTATCACCATTCCCAGTCCTCGTCTTCTGCCTTCTCGACCTTTGCAACCACGTACGAGGCTCCTGAACCAGAGAAGAAGTCGTGAGTCTCGCTCCCCGAGATGTCCAACGCGCTAAGGATGTAGGCAGGGATCTTGACGTGCTCCGCGTCAAATCGGGGTTCCAGCCCCAGGTTCATCAACGCCTTGTTTGCGTTGTACCGCAGGTACATCTTCACGTCCTCGGTCCACCCGAGCGAGTCGTACAGGTCCTGCGTACGAAGAAGTTCAACCGCGTACAAGCGCTCCATGAGATTGTAAACCTCTTCGTCCGTCACCAACCCAGGATTCTGCTCCCGGAGGCGCTGGAACTTCCAGCCGATGTACATACCGTGAACGCCCTCGTCCCGCATGATGAGTCGGATAATGTCTGCGGTGTTCGTGAGGCGTCCCTCCGACGCCAGACGCAGCGGAGCATAGAACCCCGAGTAGAACAGGAAGGACTCCAGCATGACCGAGGCTGCGTGCTTCATAAGGTCGTCCTTGCCGTCGTAGAAGTCCTTGATTGTCTGTGCCTGGGTTTGGGTGAGGTCGTCCTCCTTCACCCAGCGGAACAGCTCATTAATCTCGGTCGTGGAACACAGCGTCGAGAAGATAGTCGAGTACGACTTCGCGTGCACAGACTCCATGAACGAGATGTTGTTGAAGACAGCCTCCTCGTGGGGAGTGGAAGCCAGGCGACCAAGGACTGGCGCTCCTACCTCTGACTGGAGGGTATCGAGCAGTGTGAGGGTGGCAAACACGTGCTTCACCATCCGCTGCTCTTCTGCCGTCATCTTCTTCCAGCTAGGCAGGTCGTTCGAGACGGGAATCTTCGTGTCCAACCAGAAGTTCGTCGTCAAGCGGTCCCAGACTTGCAGGTCGATAGGGTCTTCAATCCTGTTCCAGTTGATTGCTTCGATAGCCAAGGTTATCCTTCCTTCTTTTTGGTCTTGTATTCCTGCTCGTCGGCTCTTCGGTACAGCTTGATAATCTCTTCGGCCTCAACGAGGAGCGAGACTCCGATGACCATTCCGAGGGCAAACAGGGTGGGGAGAGCCAGCACCACAAGAATGACCGGATCTACTTCCCAGGCAATCTTCACGCCCCAAACAAACAGGGTGATGCTGAGCACCTCAAAGATAAGCAGGCTTACAGCGCGCCTGCGTGCCTCGAGGCGGGCCGGGTGGGTCGCTGAGTTACTCATGCTCTCCCTCCTCTGCTGCGTTGGCTGCTGCGAGCAAGGCGTAGGCAACTTCGCGTGCTTCGTCAGGGGTGAGTTCACCGGGTTCAATTCGTTGAACCATGATTCTGCTGTGCGGGGCTGTCCACACGCTGGGTCCGTCTGGCCCGCCCGGCAGCCACCCTTTACCGTTTGGCACAAAAATACCCTGGTCGTTCGGCTCCGGTAGGGTTGGTTCGTTTGTAGTCATTCTGCTGTCCTTTCTATGGTGTTTGCGGGGCGTGGTGAGTCTTACTCAATGTTTCTCCCTAGATAGACCACCAGCCAGCGAGAACGCCGACTGCGTTGATGATGAACGCGAGCGTGGTCGCGTAGTATGTGACTCGGGCAATCAGAAGTGCTGCTACCTGCCTAGACATTCAGGTCCTCCTCAAGAATCGACTCGAGATCCGGTGCCTTCCAGCCCCTGGGCTTTAGGACCTTCCCGGTGTTCGGATCAGTGATTACCTCACCGAGGGTGCCGTTGATCTTCGAGTCGTTAGCGTCGAGGATTGCCTCCCAGCACTCCTTCGCCTTGACAGCTCCGACCAGGCGAATAGCTCCGGTAAACGCGACGTAGGCCAAGTCCAGGAACCCGTCCACGGACTCTGCGAGGTACCGGAGGCGGTCCTCCCTATCCTCCCGAAGCACAGAGAGGAGAAGCAGTGCTTCCTCAGTCTCTCGAAGCTCCTCCTTGCAGAGGGCTAGGTGCTCGTTCATAATCCGCTCTTTCTCCTCGGGGGGAAGGTAGCGGAAGCTTTCGATTGCGGGGGTCTGGGAGCCTTCCTCCATGAACTCGTTAATCATCCGGAACGTGGAACGAGGACCCTTCTTGGAAGGGAAAATAAGGAAGGCTAGGCTGCCGGTGTCCTTGTATTTGCCAGTGACCAATCCCGGTCCTTTGGTATCCAACTCAATCTCTTCTCGGACAACCTCGATCTCCGAGAGCGGGTCTTTGGTCTTCTTGTTTTCAGTCATGCTTCTCCTTCGTGGGGGTACGGTGCGGTAAATCTCACGACCAGCGCACAGGGTTGTGGACTCTAGAGCCAGATAGGTTGGAGGCCGGAGTTTCGGTCGATAGGCATGAACGCCTTCCAGGCTCGACCGTTCTTGCCTACGCCAGACTTGAACACGTAGCCGTCCGGAGGGGTCTGGCCGTTGGGTGCCTGGGTTGCAGCCTGTGGCTGTCCCGCCGGACCTGATGCTGCCTGGGTGTTCGCGCCTCCGTTGAAGAACTCGGAGACCTTCTTCGTCTGCTTGATAAGGTCTGCAAGCCCTGGATCTTGCAGCTGGTCCAGCGCTTCCGAAGCGTTCTCGGCATGGATAACAATCCACGGTGCCTCGTAGCCTTTGCCTCCCTTGAGGGTGACAACGACCTTGCCTTCGGCGTCTGAAGCAACGGCGGTGGTTGCCTTCGTCTTCTTCTCTTCCTTCTTCACTTCCGTGTTCTTCTCCTCCTGTGGTTCCTCGACCTGCGCGGTTGCGAACGGATCGTTGGACATGGTTAAACTCCTTGTTTGAACTGGTCCCAGCTCTCTACTGGGATGGATGGTTTCTTACGCTCCGATGGTTTTGTGCCGGGACCATCAACCCGCTGGAACACCCGGTTGCTGAAGCACGAGTTCATACAGTCCGTGAGCGTGTCTACCGCCCGGTAGAAACGAACCTCTTCAGCGTGAGTACCGCGCAATTGACACTCTGTGAGGGCGTCGTACGCCCGTGGAAACAGCTCCTTCAGCGTCTCCAGCCCAATATCCAGGTCAATCTTTTCCTCCGGAGAGTAGTGACCCTCGATTATTGCCCTCACTTGCTTCGGTATGTACCGAAAATTACCCGTGAAGTGTTCGTAGTCGAGCTGCTCCTGCTTGCATACCGAGTTGGCATACCCTCGCAAAAGACGGGAAACGTCCGACTTTCGCTTCTGCTGGATCATCTTTTGTACCGACGGTCGTTCCAGAATGAACTGGCAGAGTGTTTGGTGAACATCGTCTGCGTCCACCAGGCCTCTCCAGCTGCTTGCAGCCTGTTTGGCTACACGCTCTACGAGGGGGAGAACGCGCCCCCAGTCCTCTTTGTTCAAAACGTAAACTCCTTTTCTTCAATCGTGAATCTCCCTGCGCCGATGGGAATGATGCGGGGGCTTCCCACCTTCGGGAACCAGACCAGGGACTTGTTCCAGCCTGGGTGCCTTTCCGCCTGGAAAACTGGCGATTTTCTATCGAGCAGGTGTCCTACCTCAACCCCGGAAAGTGCCAGGTCAGAACCTTTTATCTGGCTGCGTATGCCCGCCCTGCATGTCCCTCCCAGCACGACGCTGTGGTCTCGGGACCTTGCTAGCTTGAGGGCCTGATTCTCTCCGGAGACGTTGCTGTAGCCCGACTCCCAGCCGGGGGAGAACTCGTAGAACTCTCCGGCCTCCTCGATCCCGAACCGCTCGTACTGCAAAAGGTCTGGGAGGTTGGCTTCCAGGGAGTTAGCCAGTGCCGTATCGGTTCGGCCCTGGTGGAATACGATGCCTCCGGAGAAGCTCGTTCTCAGAGGCTGAACAACCTCTCTAATCGCCAGCTCAACAACCTGGTAGGCGCGAGTGCCAGTCTTGGAATCGAGAATGTCTCCGGTGTGAATCACCAGGCGGGGCTGCAACGCACGAACGGCGTCCAGGACACCCCTCCAGGCTCGCGTATCCAGGTGAGGGAACCGGGTGACTGGCAAAACCAGCACGCCCCCTGTCACACAGCCTCCGAAGGCGGTTTGAGAATCCAGCCAAGGTACTTGCTCGCCTTTGCAAGATCCTCCTCCGCAGGACCCTTCTTGCCTTCTCGCAGCACGTACTTGATAACGTTGCCTTTGCAGAAGGCTTTGAACCCTTCCGGCCCAAGGAAAGCCTCGATGACCTCGATAGACTCGAGACCGTTGGAGGCGACGTAGTGGGAGGGGCTGTTAACCGAGTCGCTCATTAATCTCCTCGATCCTCCTCTCCACGTCCTTGCGGGAGAACAGCGGATCAGACCCCCACACCCCGCACGGGGTGAGTACCTTCACGACGGTCTTCGCTTGCTTCTCCGTAACTCCGTACCACTTCTGGATGTCACTAACCCGCAGATTGATCGGCCTTGGTGTACGCACGCTCAACGCCTTCCATGATTGCTACACACTCACTGTGATTGTGAACCCTCGCCTTGATAAGCTCTCCCCGGCCTAGGCTCCACACCGAAAGAACCGGAGCGTCGTACAGCAAGTGGTACCTCACGGTGATTGTCAGACCGCCGACTTGCCGTTCGGCCAGAGCGCTCCAGTCATGCAGGAGCGCGACCGTGAAGTCGTCGTACATGCTGCCGAGTACTTCTCTCAGCTGCTCTATTGCGTTACTCAATTCCCTTAATCCTGTCTGGCCTGTGTCCAGCCCATCGGTCTTCTCCGGTATCCACCACCGGAACTTGCCGGAACCCCCACGTGAGCGTGATGAGGTCGTAGGCTTCGCGGTCTTCGGATACGTCGATCTCCTCGAAGGGGATTCCCTCTTCCTCCAGCATCTTCTTTGTGTGTCCGCACCAAACGCAGTCTGGCTTCGTGAACACTCTTACCCCTGACATACAATACCTCCATAGTGATTGTTAACCTGTATTTTCCTGCGGAGTCCACAACCTCTGGACTCCTTCCTTGCCTTCCTTCTGGAACACGCTGTTGATGTCCTCTCCCTCCGGGAGGATGACCACCTGCGCGTTCGGAAGAAGGCTTGCAACCTTCGACGCCATGCTCCGTCCGGCGTCGTCGCCGTCACTGAGAATCCAGACCTTCGAATAACCGCGAAACAGCGGGGTCCAGTGTGGCTTCCAGGACTGCGAGCCGGGAACGCCCACCGTGGGCAGTCCGCACTCCGTGGCAGTGACAGCATCAATCTCACCCTCTGCAATCCCCACCTCGAAACCTCCGCGAAGAAGCTCGGGAGTGTTGTACAGCCGGGGATGCGCTCCGTGCATAGAGACGTACTTCGGCTTCGAATCGTCAAGCACCCGGAATCGAATATCCACGGTGCCCCAACCGAACCGGGGGTGGTACCGCAGGTACGGAATGGCAAGCATCCCAGCGTATTGCGCGTGCTCCGGGAGCGGGTCCTGTACGAACCCAAACCTGTAGCGCTCGATGCTAGAGAGGCTGAAACCTCGGCGCTCGAGAAACTCGCCTGCGGGGCTTCCTTCCAGGGCTGCGTGGTACTTCGACACCGCGCTGTTCAGCGATTCTCTCTGCTGTTTTGATCGCCTCAGCATAACTGCATCCTTCCTCCTGTTCGATAATCTTGATGTAGTCCCCCGAGTACCCGCAGCCGTGACACACGAAGGCTTCCGCCTCCAGGTTGAGGCTGGCAGAAGGGTTGTCGTCGTCGTGGACTGGGCACTCGCACTTCACCCAACCGTCATGCAGGGCCGGGGGAGGGGACCAGCCGGGAAAGAAGAACTCCAGCGTCTCCAGAATCACTGTGCGCTCCAATCGTCAGTACTCGTCATGCAAGATCCCTTCGTCATCATCTTCTCGGGCGTCGTAGTAGTACCTGTCTGCCAAGAGGCTCAACGAAGAGTAGTTGCGGGGAACGTCGTCCTCGTCAAGGTCCTGCTGCTCGAGCCACTCTGCGAACCGGATTACGTTGTCAATATCAACGGTGAACAGATCCCCCCAGCTCCAGAAGAACCCGTCCACCTCCCAGGTCTTCTCACCGTCGGTGAAGGTGAACACCGGCTCCGTCGCCGTCCCCGTGTGGAAGCAGAGGTCGCACGAACCAAACTCTGTCTCGTACTCGTTGACCTCGTAGTTTACGAGCTCAATCTTCATCGTATTCTCCTAGTTCTATTGTGATGCTCGAGTTCTTCATTCGGTTAGCAAGCCATGTAGCCTCTGCTGGCGATAGCTCGTACAGCAGCTCGAGCGTCCTTGGGCTAATAGCTTGCATTAGAAACACGAGGTGGTCGTGACCAATCTCCTCGTAGTAGTGGTCGCTAGCCATGCGGTACTTCCTTCCTTCCAATCACAGCGAACGCTGGTGGGTTTTTCAGATAGTTGATAGCTCTTTGCAGGGCTTCGGGGTCGTCCCGAAGGTGGCCTAGAACCTTGTAGTTGCACGTTTTGCACAGCAGCCCACGGATCTGGCCGGTTCTATGGTCGTGGTCCACAGCAAGCCTTCGTCTTGCACCAGTAGCTCGCTGGCAGATAGCGCACCGCCCACCCTGCGCCTCGTACAAGGCTCTGTACTCCTCGCCGGTGATGCCGTACGTCTCTTTGATGTGCGCGTGGTGCCGTCTCTGCGAAAGCTCCTTCTTCCTGCGCCGGTGGTGTGTAGCACACCGTGGCCCAGGGAACGAGGCCTTCCGGTGGGTTTTGATACCCTCTCTTCGACAATCAACGCAAACCTTCCGCGTCAAACAATCACGTCCTCCGCGCTCGTGTGCGAGGTCTGGTCTACCAGACCACTCAAGTCTTGCACCGGGAGATCGTGGAGGTCGCCCAGACCGTCCAGCTCCCGGATACCATCAGAGGTTCGCAGATACCTGCGCGTGATTAGGTACTCGTCAACGTCGGACAGCCAATCAAAAATCTCGAACTCGTCATCAAACCAGGGGGAAACAAAATCCTCGTTGTCAACCCTGTACTCGTAGCAGAACCAGCAGTCCTGCATCCCCTGGCCCGGAGGGGCCGGAGGAGTCTTTCTAATATCCGTACCGTTCATTCAAACCTCCCTACAGTGCGAACGGGTCGTCATCCCAGACCTTCTCCTGGACGTCCTTGATGCTCATCCGGAAGCCGTCAAACGCGAGCGGTACGAACGTTGCTCCGGAAGGGTCTGCTCTGAAACCTCGGTTCTTCACCGTGGAGACCCTCAGTTCGTCGCCTCCTCCGTGCTCCGCGACGCTCTTGTGGAGCGTGAGGATAAGCTCGGGCACTCGACCAATCTGTCCTTTAACTCCGGACAACGGAATGGGGCTTGCAGAGTCGTTGTACGGTCCTGTGACGTGGTGAAGCACCACGACGCAAGCCTCTGTAGTTCGCGCTAGGTCGTGCAACCAGCCCATAAGCTCATCAAGGCTTTGGGCCTGGTCTTCGGCGTCTCCAGCCTCAACGTCCAGTGCGTTGTCCACAACGATCAGCTCGGGGTAATCCCCGTACATCTCGTTGTAAGCGTGAACCTGCTCGGTGATAGAGCCGAGGGTGGGGGATGAGTTGTAGTCGAACCGGACGTGGGTTCCCTCGGTGATGGCTTGAATCCGTTTGTAGTCTGGGTTCAGTGCAAGCTCCCCAGCCTCACTCATGGTCAAACCTCCCAGAATCGCGAGGGAGCGGGAGAGTTGGACGTAAGCGTCCGAGTCTGCGGAAAAGTACAGAGTACTCACCCTCGACTGGAGCGCGTAGGACAGAACGAAAGCACTCTTGCCGACGCCCGGGCCTGCTGCGACCAAGCACAACTGGCCTCTGCGAAACACTGTCCCCGCGTCAGTCAGCGACTGCCAAACAGTGGGGAGTGCCTCACCGGCAGACCCTCTTACCGCTGCGCTCTGAACGAGTGAAAGCAACGCTCTTCCTCCAGTCTTCAAACATCATTGCAGCGAGGAACAAGTACCCCGCCAGTACCGCTACCAGGAGGATCGAGCCTCCAACTGCGATTACCAGGTTCAAAAAACCAATCATTCATTCCTCCTTCATGCCTTTACAATGTTTTATTGTGAGTGTCAACCTACGTGGTTCCCGGTGTGGTAGGCGCTCCTAGATCTATGCAGAAACCTAGGCCACAGTTCAGAACGTCGTGTCGTGCCTTCTCTCCGAAGGCAATAAGTACAGACCCTGCACCGGGGGTGCCTCCTCGTGTGTCCCTACCGCCCTTAAAAAACCGAACCCTAGAAGCAATGAAGCACAAGGCTGAAGCCTCTTGTACGGCAGACTGGAACCAGCGAACGTCCGTGCGAGAGAACACCAGCGCGATACCGTTCCCGTGCTTGGCTAGCTTGCTCATCCACTCCGGGGTGCTCTTGCCGTACGGAGGGTTCATGTACACGTACCCCTCCCAGGGTGTGGTAAGGCCGTCATCCTCGACCGTTAGGCGGTGCTTGGCAGGCACAAAATCTTTACCCCCCCAGGACTGCATGGGTCCAGGTCAAAGCTTGTATCGAGTGCTTCAAAAATCTCTGGCGGGGTGTACCACTCAATACTTTCGTTCCTCGTGCTTTCGTGAGTGAATCCACTCATAACAAACCTCCTCTGTGATTGTCAACTACTCAGAAAATGGGCACGACGAATTTACCGCGCACATCCGGCACATGGAGGGGGATGGGTTAGGCTCGTACTCACCGGCCTGGATCTGCTGCTCAAGCCACTCGAAGGCTTCTCGAACAGCCACCAAATCTTCTTCCTTGATCCGTACGACCTTCGTAGGCTTTCCTGTCTTGCCCATCATAAAGTCGCCACCGATAATCTTGACTCCGTACTTCAACCTCAAGGCTTCGGCGTACGTAGCGAGCTGGAAGGCGTCGCCCGGCTTGGCTCCGGTCTTGTAGTCCCTTACTACCAAACCTTCGGGAGTTTCGATAATGAGGTCGATGAACCCTTTGACCATGACGCCACCGATCTCCTCGAAGAACTCGACCTCCACGGCCTTCTCGCCGTCCGGGGTTGTCCAAACCTTCTCTTCGTCGTGGGTGAGTGCCCACCCGGTGATGCGGTCGATCTGCTCGAGGCCAAGACCGAACCGGCGCTCGATGTCCGTCGGGCCATCGTACGGGCCAGACCCGAACCAGTAGTCGAAGTTCGGGGTAACCTCGGCCTGTTCGTCGATGCTCTTGATGAACTCTTCCCGGTAGACGTCTTTAATCTCGTCGATGGTCAACGACCGGCCAGACCTCTCCCAAGCCTCCAGGGCTGCATGGACTCCCAAGCCTTGAGAAAGCCAACTAGCTGGCCTCTGCCAAACCTTGTCAATCCGCTCGAGCCTGTAGCGGTAGGCACACCGGACGTAGGTGTTGTACTGCGAAACGGATCGGTACTTAACGCGGGGTTTGCCAGCGCTCATGCACGATACCTCCTTCTTCAACCTCTAGTGTTGCTGCAATCATTCCAGCCTCTGCAATCTCCTTGTCCAGCCAGGCTGGCCTAGGGACATTCAAGCCCCGCCAGACCTCAATCAAACCTTCGGAATGTTCGATGTTCAGGGGTTCTGCGGGGCTGTTGGTTAGGTGCTTCAAACCTATTCCTTCTTCTCTGGAAGTCTCCAGATGCGATTACCAAGGGGAGTGACCTTTACCCCCGGCCTGATCTTCATCATGAAGTCTTCATCTTCTTCAGTTCTTGGTAGGTAGGCAAAACCAGGTGTGCTGGTCAAGCCCATGATGGGTGGGTACTCGGGGTTGTAGTCGAGCACCACGTTGAACGTGCGAAGCCTATTAAGGAAACTCTCGGCACGCTCTCTGCCCTCCTCGGCGATATTGTCCGGGTCGAGGGCTACGTGACCGGCAAGCCTGAAGCCGATCAGTGAGGCATTCCTTGAAAACTCTTTATCCACCTCCCACGGCATGGCTTCCTTCAGCAGGTTTACGCGGGAGACGTAGCCTCCCTGGCGAGCCAGCTTGTTGACATACTGGCGGGAAACGCCGTACATCCTGCCGATCTCTGCTTGGCTCATGCCTTCTTCCATGAGTGCAATTACAAGTCCGCTGTCGAGTGACATTCATTCCTCCTAGTGATGTTTAACCTTGCAGGGTTAACTATACCACGGAGGTGAATGTTGTCCACCCGTTATCTAGAGTAGTACGTGTGTTCTAACCCTGTCAAGACTTGTGTTCGAAAGGCGTTCAAGCCTTCTGGACGTTTAACGGGGTAGTGATCGGCAGGGCATAATCATGCCTAGTAGGTTTGCAACGTTGGACGCTACCAAGCAGGGATTACCGTCGCCAGAGGCGGGAGGGTAGACGAACGTACCTTTTCGTCCACCGACGTGGGTGGCGTTGATGCAGGGTCGGTTGGTGGTGGTATCAACCCTCTCGAACAGAACAGCTAACCGTGGTCGGTCTTTTCCGCCGTCGCTCCAGAGAGAATCACTCCAGGTGTTGCCCGCTGAGCTAGCGGAAACTTGACCGTCCTTGAGAGTGACAGTCACCTCAGTAGAGCATGACTTTTTACCACCTCCTATCGCCTTGAGCCACGCGACCAAGCCTTTGCAGGACTCGATGGATACGCGCGCACTGTCTCCAGTCTCATCAGGCCGATACAGCGGGTTGCCTTTTCCTACCAGGGTCATAGCGACCTTGAATCGGTCGGTGGCAACAAGCCTTAGTTTGCTCTCGGCTGTCTCCTCGAACCACACTGTGTTCAAACCTAGGGAATGGTCTTTCTGTTCCGCGTACCGGCGCGTTTCATCGAGCGCCGTGAGTAGTTCGTGTGCGTTGTGGGTAAAGCTAGTCATGCCTCTCAAACCTCTTAGTTATCGTTGGTGTTGTCCAGGTACAGATCGAACGTCGCCCCGGCGTCGGCGTAACCGATTCCGGTCATGCGACACACGACCTTGCCGTTTCGTACGGCGGTGATTGAATCCAGGTCCGCGTGGACCTCATCGCGGGGGAGTATCCACCCCTCACGTTCAGCGCGCTCCAGCGCTAGGATGTGCGTGGGAACTCTGATCTTGGTGGCAGTCATCTACCAAACCTCAACGTGCAGAACGTCATCCACCAGCCAAAAGTTGAACTCCAAGCCTCGAACGTCTTGTGTGATTAGCTCAAGAACAAACTCTGCCTCTGGAAAGTCTGGCAGGCTACCCCCGTCGGCACCGCCGTAGGTGCGTAGCACGGCGTCCGTTCCAAGTTCAACGGGGTGGTACTTCCCACAAACATCCCCTGCCAGGGCTACAGCAGGTGCCAGCGTGGCCCTAAGATTCCGCTCAACCAATTCAAAACTGTACTCATCCCTCTCAAAGCCCCCTAGCTGGAACCCCTCATACAGAGTGTCCCCATCCTCATCCAGGATGTAACCAAGCTCAACGGACGTTTCCAGGACCCCGTGGACTAGTGCGTCAACGTAGTTGTCGATTACGACGATGTGCATATCAATCAATCCTTTTGTTTCGACGGTTTACAGTGAACTCAAGCCCAAGTCTTTGATAGCTTGCATAGCCTGGTAGGCAGGCTCCAGTACGGTGGCATCTTCCATCAAGCCCGGCGTTAGCACGGGGTTAAAGTCTCCAAGCAGGACGATGGAAAGGAACTGTAGAATTAGACCAAACATTTTCATGCCTCTCTGTGTGTAGTGAATGTTTCCTAGTGTTGTGATGAACACACTCGAGCGCTGAAAGTCAACCCTTCAGCGCCCTGGAGTGTTCACCTAGAGTGCGTGTGCAAGCTCCAAGCTCGAGGGGGTGGAGTAGCCTTCGTAGTCAACGTTTTCCCATACCAGGCCGTGAATCGTATCGTCGCACAGCGCGGGATCAAGCGCGTGTTCCTCTACCAACTCTTGGTACAGTGCCTTATCCATAAGGCCTACGGTCCAAGTCTCATTGTTTGAGTAGGCAGCACATTCCCGCGCGAAGTCTTGGGCGGGGTATGCGGATATCACAACGTACTCCGTTGAGTAATCGTAGGTATCAGATACGGTTACGCCATACCCCCAAGCGTTGAGAGTGCAAACCTTACCGCCTAGCCGGTCGATAACTTTTTGGACTGCTTCGTGAGGTAGGTCATAGCTCTTACCATAAATCCCGCCGTAGTCAGCACCGTTGTACGCACTCTTCAGTCGGTCGATGATGCCTTGTACCTCCCTGCATCCTGCTGAACAATCGCACAGCCTGGTAAAGGATGCTTCCTCAAAGTCAGCCGAAACGATAGCTTCACAGCACGGATCGGGAAGGTAGTAGGCAGGTTCGTGCTCTTTCCATACAAGCACAACCTTGGAAGGATCGCGATGACATTCAGCAACCTCAACGTCGATGTTGTCGTACGTGGTTTTCGTGATAACGCCGGTGATAGTCATGTCTCAAGTCTTTCTGTGTAGTGGTTTGGGTTGTCAGGCCCCTTACTAAAGGCATGAACGGTGGTTCATACCTCTAGGAAGAGACCCGCGCGTAGCGGGTTAGGCTCTAAAGGTCTTTGATGTTGTTGAGGAAGTCGGTTATCTGTGCAGATTCCGCGCTAGTCAACCAGTCTGTGTTTGGTGAATTGCAGGCCGGACAGCGATAATCGCCAGTGTCGAAAACTAGAGAGCAATCTAGGCATACGGCCCGTTCGTCGATGGAAGCCATGTCTTAGACGTACACCTCAACCAACTCTGTTTCAGGGTTGTACTCAAGACTTTCGGTCAAGTACTCAAGGGGTGAACCGGCTTCATGGTACAAGTCGCTACCTGCCTCTATGGTTGTGTCAAAAGTATCACCAGCGTTCAGGCAGTGGAACGCTGCATGGACACCAGCAGAGTCAACCGCACCAGTGCGTGAGACCGGATACTCCCACATGAACGCCTGGATGTACCCTTCCAGCAACCGTTCGTGATCAGACACGAACTCTTTTGCAGTGTTTGTGAGGTAAGCCTGGAGCTTATCCCATCCCTCATTCTCGAACGCCAACTCTTCCAACGGCATGTACGCGGGGTAGCCATCCTCACCGGGGGTTACGTCAATCTCCGTAGCAAACATCACACCGCCGATAAACGCGCGGGTGAAAACTTCCATGTCTTGGGTTTTCATTTCTTTTCCTCTCAAGTCTTGGTTGTAGTGGTTTAGTGTTTGGATACACTCACGCTAGAGTGTTTGTAAACACCCTAACTAAAGCCTACCCAAGCTCCTTTTTGACGTCTTCCAGAATATCCATCACCACAGAGCTGAACGTAGCTCGCACAAACGACCAAACGGCATTATTGATGATGCGCTGAACGCCCCCGTCAGAAAAGTCAGAGTTAGCGTCGTAACCGTCATCCGCATAAAGATCTTCACATTCTGACTGGTACCTTTCAAAAATAAGGTTGATCTGTGAACTGTAGAGGGGGAATGAACAGTATGATTCAGGGTCTTCACTTATTGACCGGAACGCATATTCCAGTTCACCATTCAAGTTTTCCATAGGGTATACATATCCGTTTTCGGTATCGTCAAGCGTAAAGCCTTCATCCGCTTCACGCACTTCATACCAATCTGTGCTTGGCGTTATGTGTCCCAGAACGTCATACTCTGAAAACCCGATTACATCCCACCCAAAAATGGCCTCTGAATTAGAACCCATAGCATTCTCAATAGCGGAATGCAAGTCGCTGATGTGGATAAAGGTGCTCATAATAATCCTCCTAAAAGATACGAGTGTTATCTACATGGTTCAGTAGACACTACGCGCGGTAAACGTGGAGCTTATCGCACCTAGTGACCACTGAACGCGCGCTATCACGCGCGCCATTAGTCACGTCTGATAGTTCAGCATGTATGGCTTCACTGACTATCCAGTATCGAGTTCACAACCACCTAGTGGTGGCCCCAACGTGAGCCTTACGGTTATTCCCGTTGAGTTCAGCTGTGAGGTCGCAACCTCTGTGCTGATGGGTTCTAGTTTATCACCACGCCTGCCGATTGTCAACCCCGCTGTTTTGGTCTGCTTGGTGTAGCTTTCGAGGGCACTCATTCCGCTACCTGCCCCGGTTCATCGACACAGTTGGTAGCAACCAAACAAAAACAGCTAGTGACGTGGCAAAACGTCGCTGCAAACTATTTATCATGGCGGGGCTTTCGCCCCGGTCAGCTTGGAGGCGGTAACCGCTGTTTCCTTGCTGATACATGCAATAATAGCGCACTATAAAGTGAACGTCAACCTCTACAGTGTTTCGTGTCGTGTGGTAGTAACGTAAATCATTCATAAGCAGGGGTTTTAGTGGGTAGCTTTCTAGATCTAGGTACCGGATACGCCCCTTGCATGTCTCTCGAGTGGCCTATATAAGGACTCACTCACCAACTCACTCATATATGTATGTGTGTGATTGATCCGCACGATTCACGCCGGGGGAGTCGGTCAAAAAGACTCGAAAGACTAAGCCCCGTACGCGCCGGGGGTTGGAGTGTGTAGCGGGGTTAGGTAGGTATCGGGTGGCTAGGTGTAGGGGGGCAGAGTGCAGGGGAGTGCAGCGGGGTGTGTGTATGGGAGTGGCTAGGCGGGCTACTAGGGGGGAGTGCAGGGGGAGGGTGTCGCCAGTGCAGTGCTAGGCACTAGCGCCGGGGTCGCTAGGTGAGTGGACTAGGTGGGTGCGTGGGTAGGTGTGTGGGTATCGCTAGGCGAGCACAGCACTAGCGCCGGGCTACCGCCGGGGGATTCGTCGCCAGTGTGTTAGAGCGTCGCTAGCACGTCGCCAGATTCGACGGCCCACGCTGGACTATCATCGCCGGTATCACCACCTTTCAGCCCCGGTTATCGTCGCTAGAGTCGCTACCCCCGCCGGTCCGTTCAGACTCGACAGAATACCAGGTCAGAAAGTGTTTCCACCCCCACGGGGGTTACCCCCGCCCCACGGGCCTGACCGGAGGTCAATGCGCCTGCCAGCTTCTGTCATAGTCTGGTGTTTCAGGTCCATCGGCCCTCTCGAGCTGGGAGCTATTTTGTACGGGTAATTCGAGAGGATTTACACTAAATTACCCCCTGAATAGGGTAGTGGCTCAGACTCACACGTATATAAGTTATGAGGGGTAAAAGGGGGACTACAGGGGGTTGAGGTTGTGCGAACAGCGCAACCGCACACTTGGTTACTCACTAGGCAATTCCCCCAAGGAATTGCCACTCAGTCTTGTTTGTACGGAAGCCCATGAGGGCTTCCTTTTAGTAACTGACTTTACAGCAGCCGGGGGCTGCTGACAACGTTCGTAGTCTCACCAGTTCGACTACTCACTATACGAACTGGGATTTTAGAGAGCCGAAGGAAAACAATGGGCTGGGAATCTTCCAACCGAAGATCTCGACTACCGAAGAACTGGCCAGCCCTTCGGAGCATGGTACTCCGAAGGGACAAATGGACATGCCAGATACGAGCCGAAGGATGCTCGACCATCGCCACGGACGTGGACCACATGCTCCGAGGAGACAACCACGACCCGCGCAATCTCAGAGCTGCTTGCAGGTCGTGCCACAAGAAGAAGACACAAGCCGAGGCCCAGGAGGCCCGGAGGAAGAAACGCGCCTTGCGGTTCCGTCCACAAGAACGGCACCCAGGAGCAACGTAGGGAGGTAAAGCATGGCAGGCCGAGGACCTGTGCCGAAGCGCTCATCGGAGCGCGAACGGCGGAACAAGCCGGACATGGAGATTACAAAGATTGAAGCCAACGGAACGGTTGACCAGCCGGAACTCGGCCTGAACGATGCGCACCCGATCATCGTGGACCTGTGGGATTCGATGGGTGAATCTGCGCAATCGCAGTATTACGAACCGACAGACTGGCAGTTTGCCAGGTTCACCCTCCACTTCGCGAACCAACTTCTGTGGAATGCGCGCCCTTCGGCGCAAATGTTCCAGGGGGTCACGTCCGCACTTTCAGACCTGCTGCTCTCCGAGGGCGCACGACGCCGACTCCGCATGGAGATCGAGCGTAACAAGACCTCGGCAGCGGTCGTGGACATCTCCGAGATTTTCAAGGAGCGCATGGGCGACCTCTAGACCGAACCAACCTAATCCTGGCCAAACGGCAGAAGCACCGATAACGCTGCGACAGCTGGCCTACACCAACCAAAGGAGAATCCGATGACGAAACTTACTGTGGACGTCTCCTCGGTGACGCGCACGAACAGCCCAGACGACGCTGTGAAACTCCGCGCTCCCGAGATCCGAGCGTCAAAATACACCCCCGGTGTAGTAACCACCGCGTGGATCACCGTGGAAGCACCGGAAGGTCCGGTGGACGTTGAGGTAGAACCAGGACCCATCGAGGTGATGATTAAGTCAGGGCAGACTGCCCCTGATATTCTCCGCCTCCAGGTTCCGGACAAAGAGCAGGTCAACCTCGGGGAGCTTCTCGAGAACCAGAAGCCGGTTGATCCGACCGTGGCGGAGGAAGTTCGGGCAGAGCTTCAGGCCATGCAGGAGAAGTTGAACAAGCTCGAGCAACCGCCCCTGAACGAGGAGTTCGAAGAACTCAAGAAGACGGTGGAGGAGCTAGCCCAGGCACAGGACAGCGAAGCGCTCTCCCAGATTGGGAAACTCACCGAGCAGTTCAACGGTCTGCAAGAACAGCTAGCTCAGTACGCTAAAGCCGAGACTCTGGATACGATGGCAGAAAGTCTCCAGCGGGTAACTGCACTGGTAACCGAGACGCAGGCCAACATCGCAGGCGTCTCCCAGGACGCAGCTTCCGCAGCGGAGAACGCTAACCAAGCCAAGCAGGCAGCAGAGGCAGGCAAGGAGACGCTCGAACTGCTGAACCTTCCAATCCGCGATACTCTAGAGCGAATTTTCGCTGTGACCGAAACGTACGAAGAGGAGGAATACCCTCTCGACATTACCTCCTTCCTCGCAGGATACGCCGTGATCCAGATGTTCGAGAAGAACCGCGATCAGTTCGAGAAGTGCTTCTTCCTTGTAGACAACGAAGGCAACCCGCTCTACGACAACTACGGCAAAAATCCCGTGGAGGAAGTAAAGCAGCGAGTCGGCTACACCCCCAACAAGGCAACAAAGGCACTGGTTAACGAAGTCAACCAGTGCGCGGGCATTCTCTTCGTTGTGGGCAATGGAACTGTTGGAAAACAGCCAGCCTTCATGCACGGGATCCCCCTCCTGGGAGGGGGACGCGGAATAGCCAAACTAGCAGACCTGATGGCCGGTTACGCAAAGTTTGGAGACCTGCTCGAGCGAACAGCAGCCCAGGCAATCATCGACTACGCGGACATCCGTGGAGACGGTGCTTGGAGTAGTGGAGACTACGCCCCTGACAAACCCATAGTGAGGCCGACCAGAGTGAGTAACTCAGTGCTTACTCTGCTGGAGGAAACTGGAGCTTTGAAGGCAACGGGCTTGGAGTGGGCGACTTCGTACGAAGAGTGGGTACGGAGGTTCCATCTTGGTTAGACCAGACCCCCGATGGAAGGGTGACCCGACATTCCTTCCCCGAGTCCTGGACGCTTTCGGGCTGGAGGTAGCCCAGCTGGACGGCTGGGATAACCGAGGCCACGGTGACTTCGGGACAATCCAAGGCATCGTCGTTCACCACATCGGAGCCAACAAGTTCGACCCCTGGGGCATCGCGCGACATCCGCAGCTCGGCCTGTGCTCCCAGATCCACCTGTCCCGAGAAGGGAAGGTAACCCTGTGCGGGGTAGGTATCGCGTACCACGCGGGCGCAGGGTTCAAGTCCGGTTGGCCAACCAACAACGCGAACTGGACGGCCATCGGCATCGAAGCCGAGGGGGACGGAATCACCGCCTGGCCAGCCAAGCAGATGGACGCCTACTACCGGGTGTGCGCTGCGATCCTGTGGTTCCTTGGCAAGCGAGCCACGCCGGAAACCCTGATTAGCCACTGGGAATACTCGCGCGCTGCGCAAGGCAAGTGGGACCCCGGCGCAGGAAATGGCGTGTCCGGAGCTGTGATGGAAATGAACAACTTCCGACGCCGAGTGAACGAAGAAATCGACAAGCACAACAGAGGAGAAGACGACGTGGCGTTCGACCAGATTGAACGGAAATACAAATCCCGAGTCCCTTGGGACAACAACATCCAGATGCGACCAGTGGACGCGCTGCTCAACGCGGACGCAAACTCCTTCGTCGCACGAGCCAACACGGAGCGGATTCTCCGCACGCTGGAGAACTTCGACAAACGACTTGCACGACTGGAGGCAAAGTAATGGCAGTAGACCACGCATCGGTAACGGATGCAGCCGTAGAAAACATCATCCAAAACCAGACCTGGTTTAAGAAGCACTCGAACTTCATCACGAGCGCGGTAGGTCTGGCACTAACGATCCTCGCCTGGGTAGCAACCCAGCCGTTCGGGGACACCCCGCTGGTAGACACCGCAGTGATTTTCATCGGGTTCCTGGCGACCACACTCGGTATCTCGGTCACGCCGAACGGCCTGTCCAACTCCCAGCTGCGCCGACTGCGCGAAGAGCAGAACCGAGTGATTGCGCAGCGACCGCTGCGACAAAAGCCAGTCGAGGACGAGAGCAAGAAGCTGACAGGTCTCGTGGACGACTTCAACGCACAGATCGCTGAAGCTCCGTGAGCCTGATTAACAGGTATGTAATCCTCCTGCTCTGGATCGACCTTTTTGTGAGAAGTGTTGACTACGCTTCCGGAGGATTGACAGACACTGACGACGGGCTGGGAGTGCCCGAAGTGTGGGGAATCGCAGGCTTAACTGCCTGCGCTGTTGTTGCAGCCGGGATGCTGGCGAACAGCACAAACATCCTGAAGCTGGGATCTGTTGCAGCGTTCTCTGTGTACACGATGCTAGCGATTCAGACGTTCACCACGGACATGCTGCCGTACCCGTGGCCTCCGGAGGGGGTCAGAATCGCGTTTACGAACGCAGTATCGGCAGGGCTGTGGCTTACGGTCGCAGTCGCCCTGTGGTGGCGAGGATACATCAACGAGAAAGTAGAAAAGGAGGAGCCGGGTGACAGAGCAGGCGATAAAAGCCTGGTTTCTTGACTCGTCCCCCTCCCAGTTCATTCTCGGTGTTTTAGTTCTAATTTTTGGTGCGCAGAAAATCCTGTCTGCTGAAAACCTAGAAAAGAGCCTGGGAGGCCTAGTGCTCCCGGTTCGCTGGATGCACAAGCGACGCCAGAGGGCTGCGGAGGAGGAAATAACCACAGTCCAGCGACTCCGAGCCGAGGTGAACCGTCAGGCTGCGGAGATAGCGCGGTACCACGAGTGGTCCATCATGGCGACCCGTAGAAACCAGGATCTAGAGTCCACGCTCACTGCGCACGGCGTGGACATACCCCCTCCCAACTTCGTGTACCTCCACGAGTTCGGGAGAGAGAAACGAGACAGAGGTAACAAAGAAGAGGAAGAGGAGGGTGAATGAGCGCATCGCCGTGGATTATTGGTCCAACATGGACACGCGGAGAGGACGGAAAGTTTATCCTCCCGGAACACTCCCTTGGTTGGGGAGTCATCAACTGGCTGTACAACTACGTCCTCACTCCCGGAGGTCCAGACGCTGGCAAGCCGTTCATGCCGACGATGGAGCAGGCACGCTTCATCGTGTGGTGGTACGCGGTTGACAAGCACGGACGATGGTTGTATCGTTCGGGCACACTGCGACGACTCAAAGGCTGGGGCAAAGACCCGCTGGCGGGAGCGCTTTCGCTCGTGGAATTGTGTGGGCCGGTAGAGTTCTCTCACTTCGACTCCGAAGGAAACCCGGTGGGCAAACCGAAGTACGACCCGTGGGTTCAGATCGCAGCTGTCTCGCAGGACCAGACGCGCAACACCTTCACCCTCTTCTCCTCGCTCGTTTCGCCCCAGCTCAAAGAAGAGCACGGCATCGAGCTACACAAGACAATCGTGTACGACCGGCGAGGGAAGATGATTGAGGGTGTCACAAGCTCCCCGCTCGCGCTGGAAGGTAAGCGACCGACGTTCATTATCCAGAACGAGACCCAGTGGTGGGTCGAAGCGAACGACGGTAAGGCAATGGCGGACGTCATCGACGGTAACGTCACCAAGTCCGCGTACGGAACATGCCGTTCCCTATCAATCTGCAACGCGCACATCCCAGGCCAGGACTCCGTAGGAGAAGCCGACTGGGAAGCGTACCTGGAGGTGCAAGCAGGCCAGGCCGTTGATACAGGATTGCTGTACGACGCCCTGGAAGCACCACCGGACACCCCGGTGTCAGAGATTCCAGCCTTCAACGAGGACCCGGAAGGGTTCGAGCGGGGAATCGAGCAACTCAAGGAAGGGCTGCGAGTGGCTCGGGGTGACGCGGTTTGGTTGGACCTGGACATCATTGTGTCCTCGATTCTGGACGTTAGGAACCCAGTATCAGAGTCCCGCAGGAAGTTCCTCAACCAGGTCAACGCATCCGAAGATTCCTGGATCTCCAGGAAAGAGTGGGATGCCTGCCAGGCGGACGTTCGGCTGGAGCCGGGAGAGAAAATCACCCTGGGATTCGATGGGTCACGGACAAACGACCACACGGCACTGGCAGCTTGCAGAGTCTCAGACGGAGCGGTGTTTCTGCTCAAGAACTGGGACCCAGCAAAGATGCCGACGGGAGAGATCCCCAGGGACGACGTGGACGCCACTGTCAGATCCGCGTTCGAGCGGTACGACGTCGTGGCCTTCAGGTCCGACGTTCACGAGTTCGAGTCGTACGTGGACCAGTGGGGCAAAGACTTCAAGCGGGACGTCAAAATCAAGGCGTCGCCCAACAATCCCATCGCGTACGACATGCGAGGGCAGAAGAAGAGGTTCGCCCTCGACTGCGAACGGTTCTTGGACGCGGTGCTCGAGCACGACCTTGTACACAACGGAGACCCCGTTCTTCGCTGGTACATCCTCAACGCACAGAGGCACCCAACCAACTACGACGCAGTATCAATCAGGAAAGAGTCGAAAGACTCGAGCAGGAAAATCGACGGGGCTGTAACAGCCGTGCTGGCCTTCGGGGCTAGGCAGGACTTCCTTATGTCGAAGCACTACAGAAAGGGTAGAGGAGGAGTGATTGCGTAATGGCAGACGAACAGACCGAAGTGTCGTTATCAGACGCTATTGACGAGTTCGAAGCGTCCTCTGCGGGCTTCCAAGAAGCGGACGACTACTACAACGCTAACCCGCGAGACCTCGCTATCGGAATCGCAACCCCTCCGAAGCTGCGGGTGCTGCTCGCTCAGGTGGGAGTTCCCCGCATCTACGTTCACGCCATCGCGGAGCGACTTATCATCGAGGGTTTCCGCATGGGAGACTCGGGGGATACCGACGAGGAGCTGTGGGGGTGGTTCAAGGCCAACGGCCTTGACAACCTATCCTGGCTCGCGTTTTGCGAGGCACTAGTTTTTGGAAGGGCGTACATCACAATCGCTGCGCCCACCGACGACGACACAGACTACCCGCTCAACATTCCGGACGTTCCAAGCATCCGGGTGGAATCCCCGAAGAGCTTGTACGCGAAGATCGACCCGCGAACACGGCGGGTTGAGTGGGCGGTCCGGGTCGTCAAAGACTCGGACGGGGAAACCATCGCAGCTACGATGTACTACCCCGACCGCACCGAGCTGTACGTCGCGCAGGAGGGGGAACTCGCTCTGGAAGACACCGTACAGCACGGGCTGGGGGTTGTCCCCGTCGTGCCAATCGTTCATGGCAACAGCGTGTCGGACCTGAACGGGACGTCGATTATCACCCCGGAGGTACGTTCAGTCACTGACGCCATGAGTCGCCTCGTGATGAACATGCAGACCACCTCAGAGCTGATGGCAACACCGCAGCGAGTGATTTTTGGCTCTACCGTGGACGAGCTGGGAGGCGAAAACAAGGACGGTCTTGAGCTGTACACGAGTTCGTACATCTCCATCGAAGACCCCCAAGGCAAAGCAATCCAGCTTCCGGCAGCGGAGCTTCGGAACTACACCGAGGCACTTACTCACCAGCTGAAGCTGGCAGCAGCTTACACGGGACTGCCTCCCCAGTACCTCTCATTCACCGACGATAACCCCGCCTCCGCAGAGGCTATCAAGGCGTCGGAGAACCGTCTGGTACGGACGTGCGAGGCTGTCGCAGCACAGTTCGGAGCTGCGTTTGAGCAAGCTATGCGTATCGCACTGCTGGTAATGGGGAAACCCCTTACCATCGACCACTTCCGTATGGAGACGGTCTGGCGAGACCCTTCCACCCCGACATTCCAGGCGAAGTCGGACGCGGTAACCAAGGCGTACGCCAGCGGTAGCGGAATTATTCCACTCGAACAGGCGCGCATCGACATGGGCTACAGCCCAGAGCAGCGACGCCAGATGCAGGAGTGGGATGCCACATCCCCGCAGGGCAGGCTCGCCAGCCTGTACGGACGATCTGGGAAGGAGGCAGTGAATGAACCTCAACCAGATGGAGGAAGAGACGCGCGAGATAACCCGGCAGACGATACGGTTTAGCGAGGAGCTACTGGCCGTTTTTGCTGGTCAGCAACTCACTCCCTCCCTGTGGGAGAGGATACTAGAGCTACTGTTCGGGACTGTCAGGCGCTCCTCGGAGCTAACGGCCCGTGTGGCTAGAGAGTTTTTTGACTCCGAGAGAGCAGCGCACTTCCCAGGAGTTCCCCGCCTGGACGTGAAGCTTGCCATCGTCTCGTTCGATCAGTTCTTCCGGGACATGCAAGGGATTCCAGGCTTCCAGATTGGAGCTGACATCACTCCGGAGGCTATCCACCGAGCCACCCTACGAATTGCGCGAACCGTAGAGAACTCTGGACGGTGGACCACCATTCGCGCCCTCGAGACTCCAGACCCCTGGGTGGACGGGGACGACACCCTCTTCTTTGAGGACAAGTTCACCTCCAGGACACTCTCCTCGCAGGAGTACAAGGAGATGCGAGAAGCAGAACGCCGAACCAGGGGAGGCGTTCGAGGCTGGGCGAGGGTGCCGACCGGGAGAGAGACGTGCGCATGGTGTTTGATGCTCTGCTCTAGAGGAGCTGCGTACACCACAGCACGAGCAGCCGGTGCTCGACTCACAGACGACCAGGCAGTCCGCCTGTATCGCCAGGGGTTGATCGACCCGAAAGAGCACATGACCGAGTGGCACGACGGGTGCGACTGCAAGCTGGTTCCTGTCTTCGACCTTCAGAACTGGCCAGGCAAGGAGCGAGCCGACGCAGCATACAGCATGTGGGCTGAGACCACAGCGGGCTACTACGGAAACGACGCGGTAAACGCCTTCAGGCGAGCCGTCTACGCCGGGAAAACCCCGGACGACTACTAAACCAACGCCTCTCCAGGAGAGGGCTAACTAATTACCCAGGAGGTAGATATGGCAGGCAACAACGAAGCAGGGGCAGAGAAGGAAGCAGAAGTCCTTCCAGACTGGGTGCGCGACAAGCTCACGAAGGCCAACAACGAGGCTGCAAAGTACCGCACCGAGAAGAACGAGGCGGTAGAGAAAGCCAAGCAGGAGAAAGAGCAGCTTTCCGAGAAGGTAAGCCAGCTTGAAGCAGCCCTCAAGGAAAAGGGCGAGGAAGTACAGACCGAGCGAACCGAGGTCGAGAAACTCAAGGCAGCTATCGGGGCGGGTATTCCGACCGACAAGATGATTACCTTCGCAGGACTTCTTAAGGGAGAGACCGAGGAGGAACTCGTATCCCACGCTGAAGAGCTGAAGAAGTTGTTTGTCATCGAAGAAACCACTCCCGCCAAGAGTAAAGCCACGGACCCATCACAGGGTTCTGGTGGGAAACATCTACCGCTGAACGGTGATCCTCTTCTGGAGTCCGTTATGGCGGTCATCAACAAGAAGCGATAAGGAGCTTACATGGCCATTGATCCAAAGAATCTAGCAACAACCGGCGATTTTGCCGGATTCCTCAATCCGGAGCAGTCCGCTCCGATCTTCGAGGAGATGACGCGCCACTCGCTGGTCCAACCACTCGCAAAGAAGATTGAGATGGGGCCTACCGGCGTGTCCATCCCGTTCTGGGACGGTGACGTCCAGGCACACTGGGTAGACGAAGCAGGCAAGAAGCCCCTGGCCAAGGGAGGCTTCGACAACTTCACCGTCGCCCCGAAGAAGGTCGCAGTCATCTTTGCGATGTCTGCCGAGGTGGTTCGTGCGAACCCGCTGAACTACATCAACACGATGAAGGGCAAGGTGGCTGAGGCGTTTGCTGTCGCATTCGACAACGCGGTCCTGCACGGCACGAACACCCCGTTCGGTAAGTTCGTGGACGAAACCACGAAGAAGGTCTCTCTAGCCGATCCGAACGCCTACGGAGCAGCGAACAACGCGCTCAGTCTCCTGGTCAACGACGGCAAGAAGTTCACCGGAGGCCTGCTCGATAACGTCGTCGAGCCAATCATCAACGACGCGCTCGACAACAACGGTCGTCCGCTGTTCATCGAGCCGACGTACACCGACACGAACTCCCTGACCCGAACGGGCCGTATCCTGGCTCGCCCAGTCACCATCGCGGATGGTGTTGCCCAGGGGGAGGAGAAGGAGACCGCAGCTGGCTACTTCGGTGACTTCTCGAAGATCCTGTGGGGGCAGGTCGGTGGCATCTCCTACGACATCTCCGACCAGGCGACCCTGGACCTGTCCGAAGCACAGGACGGTTCTGGCATGACCTCGCTCTGGCAGCACAACCTCGTTGCAGTCCGCTGCGAGGCTGAGTTCGGAGCGCTCGTTCGAGATCCAGAAGCGTTCGTCAAGGTGACCAAGTAAAGGAGAGCGAGTGAAGATTCGCAACAAACTCAACGGAGGCATCGTTACCGTAAGCCCGGAATACGGGGAGCGACTCGTCCGTACCGGCGAGTACGAGAGTATTCCGGAGCGTCGGACAACCAAGAAGAAGGGCGCACCCAAGGAGGAGTAACCAGTGGCTTACGCAACGTTCGAGGACGTACAGCTTCGCTTCTTCCGTGACCTCACGGAGGAGGAGAAGCCACTGGTAAACCAACGACTTCAGGACGCGGAGAACCGGATACGACGCCGTATCCGCGATCTGGATGAGCGAGTTATCGACGATCCGGGGTACTTGGACATCGTAATCCAGGTATGCTGCGACGCGGTGATCCGGCTGGTCCGTAACCCCGAGGGGTATGTCCAGGAGACCGACGGCAACTACACCTACATGCTCGCGCACACCAGCGCGGACGGGAAGTTGTCCATCCTCCCCGAAGAATGGGCTGACCTGGGGGTCCGTAAAGGATTCCGCGTGTTCCACAACCTCCCGCAGCTTCCCGAGTCCTTGAGGACGGAGGGATAATGAGTCTACTTGACCAGTGGAACAAGGAAGTAGAGGTCTACCTCGAGGAAGCCGTCACCGACAGGGACGGCAATATCCGAACTCGCCCGTCGAAAGAGCCGGTGAAGCTGAAAGTCTGGCTGGCTCCGGTTGGACAGTCCGGCACTTCCGCGAGGCGTGCCGAGCAGGACAACGAGGGCTACGAGACTGAGCAGGTTATGCGTATGCGACTGCGACGCCGGGACCACGGTGTCCACATCGGCGCACAGTCGAAGGTTGTCTTTGACGGCCAAACATGGTCGGTCTTCGGAGACCGGGTGATTTACCGAGGTTCGGCTCGAACGAAGCACCACGACTACACGCTCCGGAGGTCCTAGTGGCTGATCTGGAGTGGTACTTCGACGATAAAACAACCAACGAGATTCTCGTTCGGAGCACTTCCGTAAACCAGGAGACGTCCAGCAGGGCGAAAATCCTTGGGGAGGTTGCCGAAGGCCGACTAGCTCCTCACAAGGCTAACAACGTGAAAGACAAGAGGCCTGGCTCCTCAATCGAGGTTACCGAGGGGACAGTCGATGCGTTCGTCACGCTCAAGGACCAAGGAGGGGGCGCAGCTGCAATCGCTAAATCCCTCGGTATTTTCGCTCCGTTCGCGTTCGGAGGAGCAGCAGGCCCCGTCAAGATAAAGCGAGGAAGGAAGAAGCGTGGAAAACGGAAGTAGTTTCCCCAGGTTTCAGGAGGTTGTCCTCCCCATCCTCCGGGCTGGGCTACCAGAGGACGTGAAAGTCGGCTCGTGGATTGAGGACATCGACTACCGACACTATCCGCAAGTGAATATCCGGCGCGTGGGCGGTCCGCGAAGCGTGAAGCGCCCGTACGACATTGACAATCCCGTCGTTGAGTTGACGGTTTACCACGACGAGGGCCTTATCGAGGCCGAAGAGCTTTATTCGAGGTGCATCGACATCCTCTTTAAAGCAAAAGAAGACCAGACAGTCACAGAGTCTGGATATCTGGCGAAGGTGCAAGAGACGATGGGCATGACCCAGTTCTCCTCCCTGTTCCAGGATTCCTGGCGAGTCCAAGGACTGATTGCCCTGACTGTCCGGTCCCTACGAAAGGAAAAGAATGGCATTTAATGATAGCGCGGTGTTTACTGCCGCCACCGGCTACGTCTACACGGCCCCTGTTGGCACGGCTGCACCCACCCCGAAGCAGCTGAAGTACTTCGATCCGGAGACCTTCGGCGCACACCAGTTCACTCTCAAGGTTACCGGCGGTACTCCGTACACCCTGACTGTGGGTTCGACGGCAACCTCCGAGATTAAGGCCGAGGCATCCCCGGCTGAGATCCAGGCAGCGCTGGAGCGAGTCAAGGAAGTAGGCACCGGAGGCGTTGTGGTTTCCGGCACGTCTGCCAAGGAAGGCGTCACTGTCTCCTTCGTGGGAGACAAGTTCGGGAAGCCGGTCCAGCTTAAAGGAGGCTCTGGGGCTACCGTCACCGAGCTTAGCAAACCGCTGGGCTGGGAACCAATCGGTCACACCAACAACGAGGAGCTTCCAGAGTTCGGCTACGACGGCGGAGAGTCAGAAACGAAGGGTTCCTGGCAGAAGAAGGTCCTGAAGACGGTCACGTCCGAGACTCCGGTTGACTACGTGACAGTGAAGGCCCTCCAGTTCGATACCCAGACTCTGGAGTACTACTACGGCAAGAACGCATCGAAGGTCAAGAACGTCTTCGGTGTTGATTCCCCGAACTCCACTGACGTGGAGCGAGCAGTGCTCATCGTCCTCAAGGACGGTCTGTTCACCATCGCGTTCTCTGCTGCAAAGGCAGGCATTCGTCGAGACGAGTCGATCTCGCTGGAGTCGGACGACTTCGCAACGCTGCCTCTGAAGGCAACGTTCGTGAAGCACCCAGGACGTCATCTGTTCGAGTGGACTTTGCCGGAAGAGTAGAAACTTGCCCCTTGGCTTTCAGGTAGGTCGGTCAAGGGGCCTAACCAAAAGATCTACACGAAACTTTTCACTACAAACTTAAGAAGGAGACCTACCAATGGCTACTTTCACCCTCGAAACCCTGCGCAAGATTGCAGACAAGAAGTACGCACCGACCATCATCGAGGCAGACGACGGTCGCGTGTTCACCCTCCCAAACATCCTTCGTATGAAGCCAGCGAACCGCAAGAAGGTGTTCTCGCTGATCGACAAGCTCACCGAGGATATGGACGAGTCTGAAGAATCAACCTCCCTGGAATCGACCATCAAGTCGTTCAAGGAGATTCTCGTAGTAGGCGAGGAGAACGGCAACGGCAAGCAGTTGGTTGAGCTGCTTGATGACCCCGCACTGATCCTGGAAGTAGCGACAGCGTGGATGGAAGGTACCGAGCTGGGGGAAGCCGAACTCTAGCTGAGCTGCTGGAGAAGGCGGGGACCGAGATCTACTCGGATTTGTTGAGTCACTACGGAGTCAACGTTTCCGGAGTGGTTGCTGACCCTCCGGAGATTTCCCCGTCCGAGGTTCTGGCCTTGATAGAAAACCTTCCCGCAGGGTCCGCAGCACTAGCGGTTGTGAGCGGTGTGACTGACTCTGTTGGCTGGACCACAGAGACGTACCTGATCGCGTCACTCATTGACGCGGTGAAGGAGAACACGTTTGCAAACATGCAGGTGAGAGTCAAGAAGCGTCTGCAAAGGCCGGAGAGAACCCCTGTGCCGGGTATGACTCCTGCAAAGAAGAAGAACAGTTTTGTAGCTATGGCACAGGCACAATTCAGAGCAGCTAGAGGAGCGTAGTATGGCAGGCGCTGGTGGCGTTGAAGTCGGAAGAGTCAGTATCCGTGTCGTTCCAGACACGGACAGGTTTAAGCGTGACGCAGAGAAAGGCATCAAAGGCCTTCGCAGTGTCAAACTTCCAGTAGAGCCGGAGCTGGAGCACGAGAGCCTTAAACGAGAAGCGAAGCACGCAGCAGACAAGGCCGAGCAGGAAGTCAAGTTCGAGCCGGACCTTGATAAGAGCAGCCTTGCCCACCAGGCGAGGCTGGCCTCTGTTATCGCTTCCCGCTTCAAGGTTCGGTTCCGTGCTGTGCTTGACGGCAAGCTCGCCACGGTACAAGCAGCAGCTCTCGCGGACCGGCTCCAGCGGATTGCCAACGGCTCAGACCTGAAGTTCGACCAGGACTCCCTGTCTCTGCGGAGTCTGATGGACGTCGCAGGCCTCACCGCAGGCCTTGACAAGGCGATTGGGCGGGTCAGAACGATGCGAGACCAGTTCAGGGAACTCTCGCGCTTCGCTAACCACGCTAAGTCCGCTGTCATGCTTAACAAGTACGCGGGAACCAGCGTCGGAGCTATGCGACTCCGGAACTCGCTTAACATCCTTCGCGAAGGCATCGTGGGGGTATCCAAAGACATGGTGAACTCCATCAAGCCGTGGGAGGCATTCAAGCACTCTGTAAAGGGGTTCGTCTCCCTGGGTAACGTCTTCGGCGCAACCGCAGGCATCGCAGCAGCAGGTATGGGAGCCTTCTCAGCCGTCACCATCGCACTGTCCTACGTGATTGGTGGCGTCGTAGATTCAGTCAAGGTCCTGTCGCGCAGCTTGCTTATGCTGCCAGGCTTAGCGGGCATGGCAGGCTCCGCGTTCGCTGCCTTGAAGATGGGCTTCCGGGGGTTTGGAGAAGTTGCCAGCGCAGCCCTAGATCCTTCGGCAGACCTTGACGAGGCCGTGGCAGGCCTCGCTCCGAACGCTCGAGCAGCAGCCGTAGCTCTTCGAAGGTTTGCACAACCACTCGAAGATTTGAATGAGCGCGTCCAGGACATCACTTTCGAAGATTGGGCTGACCAGATCCAGGAGGTAGGGCAGCGAGTGATGCCCGTCCTGGAGAAAGGAATGACCAGCATTGCAAAAGAGACGAACAAGATCGGACGAGAGTTCCTTGGCTGGGCGGGCACTACCCAAGCCCTTGGGGCTATGGATAAAGTTTTTGCATCCACAGCTAAGACGATGGATTCTCTATCCAAAGCAACAAAGCCGTTTCTGGCTGGGTTCTCTGAACTCGCAGTAGCAGGCGCTGAAGCAATCGACGATCTCGCTAAAGGAGTCCCTAACCTGGCCGAACGGCTGGAAAACTGGGCTACCTCTCCAGAAGGTAAGAAGGAGATGCGCGACTGGATTGACGGGAGTATCCAGGGCTTCAAGGACCTGTGGTCCGGAGCTTCCAGTCTGGCTGGGGCTATGACCGAGGTTGGACGGGCGTTCGGGGTGTCGTTCAACAACGACGCTCTGGAGCGTTTCGACAAGACCATGCAGCGCTTCCAGGATTGGATCGGCGTGGCAGACGACGCCGACTCCCGCATCTCCAAGTTTGCAGCGTCTGCGGAGGAGCTAGCCAAGCCGTGGCTGGACGCAGCAACCCGCATCAAGGACGCACTCAAACCAGCGTTCGACGAGCTGCTCCCGTTCCTTGAGAGCCTGTCGGGAGAGATGGCAGACAACATCGCCTCCACTTTCGAGCGCATGTCGCCCGTGGTCGAGAAGTTCTTCGGCTTCTTTAACAAGCACAGCAACGTGTTTGTTCCGCTGATTGCGGGGCTGATGAGCCTGCGCGTCGGCTTCGGGATTTTCAACGCCCTTCGGAAGTTCGCAACCCCGTTCATCTCTGCTTTCACAGGCACTGTCGGTCTGGTTAGGAAGGGCAGGAACCTGTTCAAGGGAGCAGGGAAGGAAGCGACCAAGGGCGCTCGAGGCTGGAAGTTCTGGGGCAAGTCAGCCAAGGGAGCTGGAGAAGCTGTAGAAACCGCTGGAAAGAAGGCCGGTAAGTCAGCAGGCAAGTTCGGCAAGGTCTTCAAGACAGCAGGCCGGGGAGCCAAGTTCCTCGGCAAGGGCGCTCTCAAACTAGGAACCCGGCTCCTGCCGGGCGTCGGCACCATGCTCATGCTCGCGGACGGAGCCAGCCTGCTGTACAGGAACTTCGAGCCGTTCCGGAACCTGGTGGACAACACCAAGGACAAGGTTGTCGAGTTCGGCAAGGATGCAGGGTCCCGAATCAAGGAAGGCTGGGGCAAGGCCAAAGACTCGTTCTCCAACTTCGACGACCGGGTTAAAGAGGGAGTAGAGACAGCTAAGAAACGCTGGAACGACATCCCAGAAAACGCCAGCCGGAGCTTTCAGCGCGCCGGGGACCGGGTAAAGAAGAAGTTCGCTCCCATCTCTGACTTCTTCAAGCGGAAGCACGGGGAAACACTGGCCTACCTGGAGAAGCAGGGCGAAGGCCTGACCACTGTACAGGCGGGTGGGGGTATGCCGAAGATTGAGGACATCAAGAAGCGAGCATCCGAGATCAAGACAGCCGTAACCGAGGCCTTCGCAAACATCGGAGAGACCACATCCCAGGCTTGGGAAGAGGTTTCCTCGTGGTGGAACGAGACCTGGGATGGCATTAAGGACGGAGTTTCCACACGGTGGGATTCCATCAAGGAATCCGCCTCCGAGAAGTTCAACTCCGCTAAAGAAAAGGCCAACACAGCCTGGGAGGGTGTACAAGACACCTGGACCAGCACTTGGACGAGTATCCAGTCCACCGTTGGCCCTATCTGGGAGGACCTGAAAACCAGAGCCTCCGAAGCGTGGGATGGACTGAAGGAAAAGGCAAGCACAACGTGGGATAACGTACAGACCGGCTGGGTCGGTATGTGGGAGCAGACCTCCACCACCCTCGGCAACGCCTGGACCGGAATCAAGGATTCCGCATCGAGCACCTGGACTAACGCCAGCGAGACTGTGCGGAGTGCCTGGGACGGTGTGAGTGATGGGTGGACCAGTCTTTGGGATGGAGTTTCCAGCTCCCTCTCTGGAACCTGGGATACCATCAAGACGAACGCCTCAACCGCGTTCGATGGAGCTAAACAGTCGGTTTCCAGCGCGTGGGATACGGTTCAGAGCGATACCAGCTCCGCCTGGAGCGGGGTTGTGGACGCCATCTCGAGCGCATCGTCCGGAGCTACAGACACCGTGACAAGCATGGCGTCGGGAATCAAGGACAACGTATCCACGGCGTGGAATAACGTTCGCTCCGACACGTCCACGGCAATGAGCGACTTCGTTAGCTCAGTGACAAGCGGGTTCGACGAGGCCGTAGGCCTAGCTACCTCACTCCCAGGACGATTCCAAGGAGCACTCGGCAACCTCGGAGGACTGCTCGTAAGCTCCGGTAGGTCGCTGGTGCAGGGCTTCATTAGCGGTATTCGCTCTATGATAGGAGCCGTTGCCAGTGCTGCAAGCAGTGTCGTTTCCGCAGCACGAGCATACTTCCCGTTCTCGCCAGCGAAGAAGGGTCCGTTCTCCGGCAAGGGATACACCACCCACTCCGGTAAGGCTCTGGTACGCGACTTCTCGGCAGGCATGGTGAGCGAGGCGAAGACTGCGGAGAACGCAGCGCGCCGGGTCACGTCCTCTGTGAACGACCAGTTCAAGAAGCACCACCGGAACAAAATCCTTCAGCCAGTGCTCGAGTCTAACGCCCAGAAGATTGCCGACGCCCGGAAGAAGGAGCGAGAACTCGAGAAGGACCATCTCGAGAAGCTCGGCAAGATCGGTAAGGAAGACGCCACTCCGAAGAGTGCGAAGGATTCAGCCAAGCAGGCCGAGAAGAACGCTAAGAAGAAGGTCAAGGCCGACGAGAAGTACGCCGAGAAGGTCAAGAAGATACGCGAGGATCTGGACAAGTCCCTGGAGGCACCAGACTACAGTGACATCGACTTGTCGTTCCGCCAGTACTACATCGAGGGAGCCAAGGAGATCCTCACTGAGCAACTCAAGACCATTGCTAAGAGTCAGCAACTAGCAGGCGGGATTCGCTCGAACGCCCTGAAACTGGTGAAGCAGGTGAGGGGGGCTGTAGGCAACCACCCGGTCTTGGACCAGATTGAGCTGAACGTGAACTCCAAGCACTTCAAGCACTCGATCTACCAAGCAATCGAGGATGCGGGTATCGCAGCCGTCCCTGTTGAGTTTGTGGTCTCCAACCTGGACCAGCTCAAGAGCGACCTTGGGATGGGCGACGGTCTTATCTCCAGGGCAATCGACGTTGCTCTCGACTGGAACGCTAACGACACCGACGCTAAGCGCTACCGAGACAACGAAGCAAAGACGGAGATTCACTACCACGTCGAGGATATGAACGAGGCTATCCGAAGGGAGAAGCTGAGGGAACGCAAACAGCTGATGAAGCTGGGATAGGAGAAGAATGGAGACTGTGATTACCGTCCGGCCACTGGACGGGGATCTTAATCCCAGGCCTGGGGAGTGTCAGATTGCAGGCCCCTACGCTGGCGACGCTGGAGTCGTCCTAGCGTCGGAGATGACGGGGTTCATGGACCCTGTTTCCGAAGCTGTCACAAAGTCTCCGGGCGGTAGGCCCGGTACAAAGCTGGTCGTTACCAGGTTCACCGAGCGGACTATCGTCTTCAAGGTCACAATCCTGGGCGAAGGTAGCGAGTGGGCAAAGAACGACCTGGCCTGGCGCAAACTCTGGTCGTACACCCGGTACACACAGATCGAGGTCAGGAACGGGCTATCGCACCGGGTTATTCGAGCGAGGCTCTCCGAGATTGAGGTTGATACCACCTACGACCCTCACATCCAAGGTGCCGTGGACGTAACAATGACGGTCGTGGCAGACGACCCGTTCTTCTACGACTACGAGGCCGTGGCCTCCAGCAGGCTCGGCAAGTATCGCAAGGTCGGGAAGGTTCGAACGAACCTGGACTATGACACGGACCTGACTGGTCCGGTGTACCCACGGTTTATCATCACCCCGACCAAGGCCGAGCCAGCCTCTAGTGTCAGCGTTTTCTTCGGGAAAACGGAGCACACGTTCCCAACTCCCGACCTCGTTCCTGGAGGGTCGTACATCGTTAACACCGACCCAGGGTCTCGCCAGTGGATTGCAGAGCACGACCCTAACGTCTGGGCACGACTGAACGGTATCCGCTACTCCCTCCCGGACGCTGGGCCGGACGGGGAGAAGGTGGGAGTTTCTTCCCAGCTAACGGACGGTATCACCAAGGTCGATGTCGTCGTCCCGTACGAGAGGCCGTGGTAGCATGACGTTTCTTCAGACAGAGTTGGACAACCGCAAGGTGTTTCCAACCACGCAAGAGCAAATCAGAATCTGGAACGGGAACTGGGAGCTGTTCGGGGTTGTTTCTGGGGAGTACTCGTACGAGTTCACCTTCCTGAACAACGACGCTGGAACAGCCCAGGTCGAGCTTCCGGTAGACCACTGGATCTCGCAGAGTCTCCTGAATCCGGAGGACTGGCCAACATCGAGCATGTACATCACCTTCGACAAGGACGGTGCTCGGTGGTCGGGGAGGATAGAGACCTTCCAGGTGAAGGTTGACTACAAGGGAGACCAGGTTGTCACCCTGTACGCTACCCACGACTACAACAAGCTGCGGGAGCTTATCGTTTGGGCGAACCCGTTTTTGCCAGCCGAGGTTCAGTTTCCGAAGGCCTGGATGCTGTTCGGGCCAGCTCGCTGGACCGTGGCCACCACGCTGTTCGTCAACCTGCTTAGGAAGAACAATAGCCTGTGGATGATTCCGGACGACCCACTCAACTTCAAGCAGTGGTTCGACCTGAACATGAGCAACTGGAACATGGTTGTTAAGCCAGTTACCTACTCCGAGGACAAATCGCTCACAGCGATTGTATCATCGAGGTTCAAGTACTTTCACGACTGCGTTATCCCCATCCTCAACGACGCGCAGCTCACCATCGACTGTCGCAGGTACCTGGAGGGGGACCCCGACCCTATCCCAGGCAAGAAGCTGAGGCACGGGTGCCTGGTCTTCGAGGTGCTCGATAAGTCCGGGTGGAACAAGGAGACCTCGTTCGGAGGCAGCATCAAGCGAGGCCTGGACCGATACAAGGCCCGTGTGAAAGCCGACGGGTTCTCCGAGGGGTTCGACTATGTACCACGCCCGTCCACCCCTGCGGAGTACAAGTCCAAGAGGCCTGCGGGTTCCCTTCCGGAGGCTCCCTGGGTTGTGCTGGAGCACGGGGCTATGACCGGCGTGGAATCCACGGAGTTCGAATACACCCCGCCTGGACCTTCCCAGTTTGTGACTGGCGGGTCTTCTATGCCGGGGGTGAACGAGGCTATCAAGGCCTCCATCATCACCTTCGGCGGTATGCTCGGCACTCTTTTGCTTGGGCAGACCCAGCTCGGTACAGCAGCTGAAGCCCTGCTGGAGCCACTCTATTCCGACGTGTTCGCTGCCTTCATGGCGCACAAGCACCACGACCGGATCAAGAAGCAGGGGTGGGATTACCCGTTCGAGAAGTGGGTGGACGGAGCTGACAAGGCGTACACAATCAGTGCGCTGACCGCGCTCCGCAGAGCGAAGTACGAGACGCGAGAGCGTTTCTCTTCGACGGTCAAGATGAACAACGGGTCACCCTACTGGATTGGACCAGGCAGTAGCGGGGACTTCTTCATCGGGGATCGTGTTGCTGTCCACTCGCTCGGTATGCCCGAGGACAAACTGTACGTCAACCAGGTCCAGGAATTGACGTACCGATCTTCCAGCGACGACAAAGACTGGGAGATTTCACTAGGTAAGCCGGAGTTCAGCTCCGGGTTGGAATACATCTCAGAGAGGTTGGAGAGACTGACCTCCGGACTCAAGGACGTAGGAGTGTGGTAATGGCTATCCCACGGCAGGAAGAAACAAACTTTGACGACCCCGCAGAAAGATTCTTGTGGGCGTTCCGGGGAATGGAATACAACGGTATGCCCATCGGATTCCCCGAACCAGTCTTGAAGGAGTGGTCCGAGCATCTTTCTGCCTGCGGGTTTATCCACATCGACCAGGCGAGGTCGGTCGAGAACCTCGACGACCTTCCAGGCCAGGAGATCCACTACCAACCACCCATCCGAGGACAGGACCACGCCCTGAACGTCGCAGGGAAGTGGGTTCCGGTCACCCAGCCTATACAAGAGCCGGTCGTTCCAGCGACTTCGCAGATGACCCCGACCGAGAAAGCCAAGCTCATCAACGAACTTCGAGAGGAGGGCCTCATTGACTAGCCCCAACGTAGAAAAGCCTACAAGCAAGGTTAAGTCCTACGAGACTGTTCACGGCAAGGGAGGGTCTTACGGCCAGGGCCTGAACGAAGCGTCGGTCCGTAAACTTCTTTCTACCGAGATGGATAGCCCGTTCTCTAAGTTGATGAGAGGGCTAACCAAGTTCGGGGAGGAAGTCCTCGGCTGGGTTGCTGATGGAATCAGAGGCGAGGGAGGAGCCAAGTCCACGGTTATCGCCGGAGCTGTCAACGAGCGCCTAGGACCTATCAACACGGCAATCTCTGAGGCCGGAGAGCACGTAACAGACCTTGGCCTCAAGGTAGAGCAGAACTCCCGCAAACAGCGCGAGTTGCAGGATCAGACGAAGAACGTACTCTCACAGACCAACAACGCGGTCCTTCAAGCGAAGCAGGCCACTACCAACGTTGCCAACTACAAGAAGGCGCAGGACGACCTCGCTCGCAAGTACGCGAACGAGTCTAAGCAGCTCCAAAACAAGCTGTCTGGCATCGTCACTGAGCAGGACGGTATTAATGACCAGATCAAGATGGTCATGGGGGAGGTCGATAGGTTTGCAGCAGGCACTGCCATGCTGAACGAGAACCTGCGCAAGATTTCCGACGAGCAGGGTAACCTCACCACCAAGGCGAAGAAGCAGATGGAGACGGTGGTTGAGGCCAACAAGAAGGTCAAGAGTGCTGTTGACGAGGCCGATAAGGCATTCAAGGCGATTGAGGGGATGGTGGATATCGGGGCGTCGCTGGTAGCCCTGATACCCGGCACTGATACCCCGGACTGGTCGAGAGCTGCCTCCAACACGGGGAAGATGCCGGACCCGCCGACCAATGTGAAGGGTGTGTACGCCTGCAACGCGAACCAAAAACAAACGATGGTGCCAAACCCACGTAAGGTCAAGGCGATTGCGGGCCGGTGGTACACCTACGAGTTCTGGGTGCGCTCGAACAAGGCAAACGCTGCGTTGCTGATCCGTTTGAATGATGGAGACCGCCACCGCGCAGCTATCAAGCAGTTCAAGCCGAAGGACAACCCCGGCCAGTGGACCACAACGGTCTGGGGCATTGGTGGAGGTATCAAAGTCACCAAAGCGAACGAGTGGCAAAAGTTCTCTGGACGCCTCCAGCTCCAGGACGACATTGAGTACGTTGCCCTCGACCGGATGGAGTGGAAGTGGGGAGGCAAGGGTCCGCAGGACGCTGTTATCTACGTAGCAGGGCTGAAGGTTCTTCCGGAGGTGCCGGACCAGGCCACGGTTGATCGCCTCCAAAACAACGCGATCCTCAAGAACACCGCTGTCGGTAAGTCGAACGCGAAAGCCATCGACGTCCTGGTCGAAGCTCGTGATCTCCAGCTCAAGTGGAACGACCAGCAGCAAGGCTGGAACGCTACGCAGGAGAAACTGAACGCGACGAACAAGGACGCCATTAACGGCCTAAAGAAAGCCAACAAGCTCCAGCAGGACTGGAACAGGGAGCAGAAGAACTGGAACAAAACCGCCAACACTGCCATGTCGGCAAACACGAGTGCTATCATCGCGCTCGCTCGAAAAGACTCTGCTCAGTCTATCCTCGCATGGAAGGACCTTACCGAAGCCGAGGTCAAGGCAGGCAAGCGCGAGGTTTGGAAGCCAGTGTGGGCTACCGGGGCGATCTGGTACCGCGAAAAGAAGACCGCGAGCGATGGGGATAAAAGATTCCTGGGCAATCACGACGATATGTGGGGAGTATCATCGACTACTAGTACTCGCAATTGTGAGACTGCGTGGATGCGAGTAGAGCCAGGCAAGCGATACAAACTATCGTTCTGGGCGAGAGGCACGAGAGCTGGCTCCCGTCTCTACATTCAGATGTGGGGGAAAGGATCTAACGGAGGCTCCCCCTTTCGTAAAGTGTGGTACAACGTAGATTCTAAGACGGGGCAGCGCACTGAATCACGAGGGAGTTGGACTTCGTACCCTGTGCAAAACTACGAGCTTTCAACAACCTGGAAGCTGTTCGAGCAGGTCGTAGAGATCCGCGAAGGCGTGACAGAGTTACGGTTCGGTAAGTTCTACTGGAACCACAGCAACGGAACTGCAAAGGCAAACCAGTGGATTACTGGGCTGGAGTTCGGTCCAGACATCCCACTCCAGAAGGATGTTGACGAAGCTCAGAGCTTGGGTATCGAGCTTAACAAGAGAGCCAACGAGCTGGACGAAGAGTTTCGCTTAGCACAGATGAAGACCAACAACCTGATTCAAGCCCAGCTGTGGAACCACCTGGATATGATCGAGTTTCTGGATATTCGGACTCCCAAGGTGTACGGCTGGGGGGCCAAGTTCGCTTCATCCCAAAAGTTCAACTATCCCAACCCCTACAACCGGAACCGGGGCGGGTACTACATCACCGCTCCCTACCACGAGCAGTGGTTGCACTACGACGACAAGGAGTTCTTCGTTGCCTGCCGAGGTACGTGGGTTGGCAAGATTGAAGTCCAGATTAACTGGACCAACGGCGCTATCGACAACTGGACCGAGTACGTCGAACCTAACCAGCGCATCTTCAAGTACACCGGCGGTGCTCCCACTATCAAGATGCGACACGCATCGGTCACCGTGTATGTAGAGTCCCTCAAGCGAGAGTGCAGCACTCGCCTTGGTACAAAGCATCGCGACGACAAGTACCCCAACCAGACCGGGAACGAAAAGCTCCCACGGAAAATGTGGACCGGGCAGTTAGATACGAACGGCCTGATCCGCAAGTGCGAGAAGGGCTTCCTCCGTCTGAAGAACACGGTTACGTGCAACCGGGATGTCGTCGTCCGCGATGAGGAGTTCAAGCCGAAGACCATCAAGGCCGGAAAGCCTCTGAGGGCGTACACGATCTACCCAGAGGATCAGAAGTTAGCCTCCGGAACCCAGTACACCTTCAAGGAGGTAGTCAGCCCGGTGGTTGGAACCCCTGCCGAGGGTGGGTACACCATCCCGGACGGTCGCCCGCGCGGGACCGTAAAGGTAAGCAAGGCGTCCTAAGCCAGCCGATTCTTCAGTTCGTCTGGTATAACCAGCTCCGTCTCAAGGATAGGGGCTTCCCAGCGGGTAGCTTTCTTGATAGTCCTAACCCGCATGAAGATTCCTGCCTTGTTGAGGAGTCTTCTCCTCTCCTGGGTGTCCAGGGACTCCCACAAACCCCCGTAGGTTTGGCCAGTATCAATCCACTGGTCGCCTGCGGGGGTCTTTTTTTGTTCCTCCAGGCGTTTGATGCGCTCACCAACCACCCGCAGCTGCTCGAACAGGGTCTCCCTGGTTTCCTGGTCCGGTGCAGTGGACAGGAACGAGGCAATATCACTGTAGGTTTGCTGTGCTTCCTCCAGCTCTCCCTCCTGGATTGAGACGCCAGGGGCTTTCTCCATGATGGGGATACTGAACAGCTCTTCCCGAGCAATATCCTCGAGGATCGGCTCGATGTAGCGAACAGGTACCGTGTTGTTGCACTCCTGGCAGCGGTACGAGCCGGGCGAGTTGATTCCGCGTTTGCGTTGGATATGCAGGTTCTTCCCGCAGTGCCAACAGCGGAGCACTCCGAGATACGCTGAGGTTTCCCTCGGGCGGATGTCTCTCTTGCTTCTCGCTTCTATTAGTGCTTGGAGCTTCGAGAAGTTGTCCATACTAATGGAGGGTTCGCACTTCATCACGGGAGTGCCGTCGCTGTTCAGCACAGGCTGTCCCTGGTGCATCGTCCAGCCGAGCATGTTTTTGTTCGTGAGCACGTCCAGCACAGACCCGCCATTCCATTCTTTACCCCTGGCTGTTCTCGCGCCCTGCGCGTTGAGTCTCCTCGCAATCTCCGAGGCGGTCAACCCCTCTAGCCCTAGGCGGATCATGGCCTGCAACGTATTCTGGGTCTTCTCGTCCTTCTCGAGGTACCGGCCCCCGTCCCGCTTGACTGACTTGTAGCCGAAGGGAGGAGTCCCTCCCCGGAAACGTCCACTCTCCCGCAGCGCCTTCTGCCCAGCCTGGATACGCTCTGTGATAGCCTCAAGCTCGCCCTCTGCCACACCGGCGATAACACCAGCCACCATACGACCAACCCAGCTGGAGAGGTCGATGTTATCGGAGATGCAGACCAGCTCTTTCTCGTTATCCTGCAACCAGCCGAACAGCTGGTGCAGCGTAATCGAGGAGCGCGCTAGGCGGTCGAGTTTCCAGGCGACCAGAATATCCCAGCTTCTGCTTCCTTCGTTCGTGAGAAACTTACCTAGTTCCGGAGCATTGAACGGGGAGACACTGCCGGAAACCTCGACGTCCTCAGCCCACGCTACAATCGTGTGACCGTTCTCCTCAGCCCAGTCTTCAATCATCCTGCGTTGCCGAGCGACGCTGGTACTTTCTTCCTTAGACCTGGACAAACGCACTCTGCCAAGAACTCTCATGTCATTGACTATACTCTGGGTTTACTATGGCGAACCTGATCAACCTCGAAAACGTATCCAAAACCTGGGGCTTAAAAACACTGCTCGACGGTGTCTCCCTCGGAATCCAGACCGGCGATCGCATCGGCATCGTGGGCGTCAACGGCGGCGGGAAAACAACGTTGCTTGAGGTGCTCACCGGCATCGAAGCCCCGGACAGCGGGCGCGTGTCGCACAACTCTGACCTACGCATGGCGGTGGTGACACAACGCTTCGAAATTCACGACGACGCCACCGTCGGCGACGTCGTCGTCAAACCCTTGGGGCTCGAGACGTACGAGTGGGCGTCGAATAGCAAGGTGCGAGAGGTTCTCCAAGGAACAGGCGTGGCTGCCCTCGGGCTGGACACCCCGGTCGGGGAGCTTTCTGGTGGTGAGCGGCGCCGCGTGAGCCTCGCCGCGGCCCTTGTGCAGGACTTGGAACTCGTGGTGCTTGACGAGCCGACGAACCACCTTGACGTCGAGGGCGTGCAGTGGCTGGCATCCCACCTCATGCAGCGCAAACTCGCAGTCGTGGTGGTTACGCACGACCGCTGGTTCCTCGATACTGTCGCTACGCTGACCTGGGAGGTCCACGACGGCACCGTCGACGTCTACGAGGGTGGCTACAACGACTGGACGTTTGCCCGCGCCGAGCGTGCCCGCCAGGCGGACGCCATCGAGCAGCGTCGTCAGAACTTGGCGCGCAAAGAGCTTGCGTGGCTGCGCCGAGGCGCCCCCGCACGCACGTCAAAACCGCGCTACCGCATCGAAGCAGCCGAAGCTCTCATCGCAAATGTCCCGCCACCACGCGACAAGGTCGAGCTGATGGCGTTTTCCAAGCAACGCCAGGGCAACGTCGTCATCGAGTTTGAGGACGCCCGCATCGACGCTCCTGACGGGCGCACGCTCGTCGACCACCTCACGTGGCGGCTCGCGCCGGGCGAGCGCATCGGTCTTGTTGGTGTCAACGGTTCCGGAAAGACGACGTTGCTGCGGACGCTCGCCGGTGACTACCCGCTTGCCGTCGGCAAGCGCATCGAAGGCCTGACCACACGGATTGGGTGGCTGCGACAGGAACTCGACGACCTCGACCCAACGAGGACGGTGCTCGACTCTGTGGAGGACGTCGCGCACTACATCACGTTGGGTAAGAAGGAGGTTTCGGCATCCCAGCTCGCGGAGCGTCTCGGGTTTAGCCCGAAGCGCCAGCGCACACCTGTTGGGGACCTCTCCGGCGGTGAGCGTCGTCGGCTCCAACTGACGCGTGTGCTGATGAGTGAGCCCAACGTATTGCTTCTCGACGAGCCCACCAACGACCTCGACATCGATACGCTGCAGGAACTCGAAGACTTACTCGATGGCTGGCCAGGAACGCTCGTCGTGATTTCGCACGACCGCTATCTGATTGAACGCATCGCGGACTCTACCTACGCACTGTTCGGCGACGGCACGCTGAGCAACCTACCCGGAGGGATCACGCAGTACCTCGAGCAGCGAGCTGCCATGGACACCCAAACGGGTCCACTCGATTTGGGGGAGAAGACCGAAAACTCCGAAAAAGCTGCCCCCGTGGAGGAACCGCGGCTGTCATCGCAGGAAGAACGTGAGATCCGGAAGCGGATGAAAGCGCTTGAGCGCAAGATCGCGACGGCGGAAACACGTGCCAAGGAGTTGGAAGCGCAGATTGCCGACATGTCGGGTGAAGACGCGCCGGATTTCGAAGCGATCGGCGCGAAGACGCAGGAATTGCAGCGCACCAACGATGGCCGCGATGAGCTAGAGATGGAGTGGCTTGAGCTTGGGGAGCAGCTCGAGCACTAA